ATAATCGGAACTTCCATTTCAAAATCAATAGCTGGTTCACTTGCATCAAGGCTTGGCGTTGAAATTGCGGCAAATGAGGGAATCTCGGCAGTATTGTCTACCGCTTTGTCAAAAAAAATAGGTGGGGCGTTTGCTACACTTGGAACAACTGTTTCAGCTGGTGTCAAAGCTTTATTCGGTAGCGGTGCGGCAGAGAGCGCACTTTCTTTTATCAGTCCGGTAGCAAAAGCTATAACCGGGATTGGATCTGTTGCAATTGGCGCGTTTACTGCAATATCAAACTTTGTGACCATGCTAAAGAACGGATTCAGTTGGCTTAATGAAGCACTTATGCTTGTCGGAGTTACGATTACGGCAGTCGGAGCGGTTATTTTAGGGGTAGCGGCAGCACCGGCAGCGATTACCGCAGGAATAGTAGCCGCTGTTGCAACGGCAACTGTAGTAGTCAAGGATCATTGGAAAGAAATAAAAGAAATTTTCTCAAAAGCCGGAGATTGGTTTAATACTAATGTGATTAAGCCAATAAGCGGATTTTTTGAGGGATTATGGAAATCCGTTTCCGGTTTTTTCTCTTCTTTATGGAAAGATATATCCGGTGTATGGAAAACAGTTTCTGGATGGTTCAATACTAATGTTATAACTCCTATTGTTTCATTTTTCCAAGGATTTTCGAAAAGAGTTGGTCAAATCTTTGAAGGATTGTGGATCATTGTCAAGGCGGTATGGATTGTTGTTTCTGATTGGTTTAAATCAAAGGTAATAGAGCCAATAAAGAAGAATTTTGAATTATTGAAATCGGCAGTATCAACCGCATTCAAGGTTCTATGGACAACTGTGAAATCGGTATGGGCGGTGGTTTCCGGTTGGTTTAAGGAGCATGTTACAACACCTATTAAGAATGCTTTTAGTTCAGCAAAAGAATCTATTCAGAAAGCTTTTAGCGCGGCAAAGACAGCGGTAACCGGTGTGTGGAATAGTGTTTCTAGTTGGTTTAAAGAACATGTAACCACCCCGATAAAAAATGCTTTCTCGAAGATGAAAGAAAGTGTAGCTGAAATATTCAGCAAATTATGGAATAGCGTGAAAAGTGGTGTTGCCGGGGCAATGAACACCGTAATTTCAAGAATTGAAACAGCAATAAATTCATTGATCGGTGGAGTGAATACCGTTTTGAGAGGGTTTAACAGTGTTGTTTCTGCGGCGGCTAAAGTAGCAAAGGTAAAGTGGAGCGGAGTCGATCTTGTGCCGAAAGTGAGCCTACCTAAAGTAAAGGCTTATGCAACGGGCGGTTTTATGGATAAATATAGCATAGCAACAGTTGGAGAAAATGGACTTCCGGAAATTATGGGAACAGTCGGAGGTAAGCCAGCGGTCGCAGGAAGCCAAGAAATTACCGGAATCAAAGATGCTATCAATTCAACATCTGCGCAAGAGGTTTCCTTACTGCGACAACAAAATCAGTTATTACAAGCTATTTTACAGAAAAATTTCGGAATTACTACAAACGACATAGGAAAAGCTGCAAGGGATTATGGTAGAGAACATTACAATCGAACCGGAGACAATGTATATGTTTTTTAGTGACTTCTATAATAGAACGTGATATAATTCTAAATAAATCATATCACAAGAAAGGAGTCATTATGAGAAGCACAAAAAAATTATTAGTAGCGATGGGGTTGGCATTTGCCGTTTTGATTTCGGCTATGCCAATCCAAAATGCAGATGGGAAACAGATTGTTGCACAGGCGGCAACTATTAAATTAAGCAGAAAGACTCTTAATTTAAAAATTGGAGAATCCGCAACATTAAAGATAAGCGGAATGAGGAAAACTGCTAAATGGAGTAGTGGCAATAAATATGTTGCTTCTGTAAACAAGTCTGGAAAGGTTCTGGCGGTTGGAGAAGGAACAACGTACGTAAAAGCAAAAATTGCAAAGAAAACGCTTTCTTGCAAAGTTACCGTCACTTCTTCCTTTAATGCGAACAAGGTAAAGAAAAACATCTCAATTGAATACCAAGATAGTGGTCATGGAGTTGTTGCTATCTTGAAAAACAACAACAAGGTAACTGTTGATCTGGACGCAAAACTTGTATACTACAAAAATGGTAAAATGCTGGATAGCAAAAGCGATTGTAACAGAGCTTTTGAATCCGGTAAGGAATGTGTTCTTTATTTTGACGCACCGAGCGACTCTGATTATAACGATGTTTCTTATGATAACTATAAAATGTCGTTGAGCGTTGATGAAGCAACAAATGCTGTTTGTGATGTTCGCAATATAATGGTTCAATCGGACATTGGAGCAGATAATGTTACGGTTGAAGCTACAAACGATTCCGGAAAAGATTTTTCATTTGTAAAAATTTCTTGCGTAATGTATGATGCATCTGGCAACTTGATCAAATATGATTATCATTATGCAGAATGTGAAAAGAATGGAGACACCGATTATTTCTCGTTTAGTTTTCCGTACGATTCAAATTACGATACGATCTATCCGAGCAGTTATAAGATATATGTTGATGAAGCATATACATATACTTGGTTACAATAAAAATTGAAAGATAAATGATACTTAAGCCGTGGAAACACGGCTTATTTTAATTAAAAAGCTGATTGACACAAAATCAAAAATAGTCTATCCTTATTACTAAGGAAACAACCTTATCCGTGAAGATGCGGATTACTTACTCGAACGCCATACTGTACGAAAGAGGAAACCAATGTGATTTCACAAGTGGCTTCCTCTTTTTTATTCAGATAAAAATGTATGGAGGTAGGCACGAATGAAAAAATCACAACTTATGCTTAAGATTCAAAACAGCATTGAGGTATTTGAAAATCCAATATTCGGACAGATCAGAATGGTCATGGTCGATGATGAACCGATGTTTTGCCTTATTGATGTTTGCAGGGCATTGGAAATTAAAAATGCTACAGACGTAGCAAAAAGGCTTGATGAAGATGAACTGACTAGATTAAATCTAGGCGGTCGTGCAGGAGAATCAAATTTCATTACAGAGAGCGGCTTATATGCGGTTATCGTTCGGAGCGATAAACCGAACGCAAAGAAGTTTCGCAAGTGGGTTACATCAGATGTTCTCCCTACAATCCGTAAAACAGGTGGGTATGTCAATAATGATGAATTATTTATTTCCACTTACCTGCCATATGCAGATGAAAACACTAAGCTGATATTCTCACAGACATTAAAAACTGTTAGAGAGCAGAACGAAACCATTAAAAGACAGCAGAAAGAAATCATCCATAAGGAAGATGTTATTATCGGACTCGTTGATGATATTGACTTAGCGACTAAGAGACAGCGGATAACGCAGATTGTCCGTTTCGGTGCCGATGGAAAGTATCAAGAACGATATTCGTTGCTTTATGGAGAATTTGAAAGGAAATATCACTGCAACCTTAAATCAAGGATGGAAGGGTGCGCGCTCAAACCGAAAGTAAGAAACAAGATGGATTATATCGACAGGGAAATGGGAATGATTCCGCAGTTGTACGAAATCGCTTGCAAACTTTTTGAAAACGATGTAGAAAAGCTGAAATCTGAATGGGAATCAGTAGTAGCTTAAAATTTAATCAAATGGATAGCATCTACCAAACGGTAGGTGCTATTTTTATACCCATTTTTAGGAGGTAAACGATGGGATATGGCGGATATTTAGTAAAGTTTGGGAATTATACCATACCGAACAGTTTAATAAAGCAGGACACGTTTAGTTCCTATGTGAACATGCAGGACAAAGACCCTTGGACGGATGAAAACGGATATGAGCATCGTGATGCCGTGGAACTGAAAGCCCTAAAGGTTGAGTTTGAAACCAAAGCCATGCTGACCGAAAAGCAGTTTGATGATTTTTGGAAGAATATTGAGAAGAACTATATCAAGGCAAAGGAGCGCGGTGGCTATATCACGGCATACGTGCCGGAGAAACGCGGATATGTGACGCAGTACGGATATATCGCTGATATTCAGCCTACGTTCTATTCTGTGGCGAATGGGAAGATTAAGTACGACCCAATAAAATTTTCGTTTGTAGGTGGTGTGTATGATAAATAGTAGTTTGAAAGAAAAGTATTGGGATTCAGCGACAGACAAGCAGATGGTCATATCTGTTGTTGGAACGAATCAGAAAATAGACAATTCGATGCTTGAAATCGGTACGTTTGCACTTGAAGAAAGTCTTTGCTCGGAATCAGAGTTAAAGTTTGGTGCGTGTGAAGCAAACTGTGTAAAATTCACAGCACGAAACACCGCAGGAAGCATTAACGGTAGAACTATTTCCATTTCGGAAACAGTTGACGGAGATAGCGAAAATCCGATGCCATACGGAGTTTTTAAGGTTGCATCCGATGTTCCTACGGCTGACCGAACAAAACGGCAAATTACGGCATATGATGCGATATATGACATTATCAATGCTGACGTTAAGGCTTGGTATGCAGGACTTGACTTTCCTATGACGCTTAAAGCATTTCGGGATAGCTTCTTTGCGCATCTTGGAATTGCGCAAGTTGAAACAAGCCTTGTCAATGATTCCATGACGGTCAATAAGACGATTGTAGCCACACAGACGGACGATTCAAGCGCGGTCACAGAAGAGTCTGCTATCAGTGGAAAAACCGTTGTAACGGCAATCTGTGAGATTAACGGATGCTTTGGAAATATCAACCGAGAGGGCAAGTTTGAGTATATCTTTCTGAAAGCAATCACAAGCGCGCTTTATCCGGCAGAAGATTTATTTCCGTCTGACAATTTATTTCCGTCTGACGCAAACACAGAGTCTATGACCGGACATTACATCACGTTTGATTACGAGGACTTCCAAAGCAAGGAAATCACACAGCTAGAAATCAAGACAAGCGAAGATAACGCTGGTGCTATTGTTGGAACTGCCGGAAACAACTATTCGATTACAGGAAACTTTCTTGTATCAGACAAGACCGGAGCAGAGCTGGAACAGATTGCAAATAACCTATTGCCGATTATGGCAAAAGCAGCATATACACCGATTAAAAGTTGCACCTGTGTCGGAAATCCATGTCTGACACTTGGGGAACCAATCCGATTCAATACCACGAGAGAGATTGTTGAAACGTATCTATTGCAACGCACTTTAACCGGAGTACAAAGCAAGAGAGATTCAATCTCGGCACAGGGAACGCAGACGCACTCTGCAAAGGTCAATTCTATCAGAGACACGATTGAAAGCGTGGAAAGACGTACCGGAAAGCTAGAGAGGAACGCGGACCATCTTCAATCCACGTATGAGGATTTAGAGGAACAGACAAATACCAAGTTTGAGCAGACCGCAAAAAGCATTTCTGCAGAAGTCAACCGCGCACAAAAAGCAGAGGGACAATTAGACGCATCATTGGAATTGAAACTTGGAAGAGATGAAAACGACCAAGTCGTTTCGATGATTAATGCAAGTGCCGACCAGATTACGCTTAGCGGAAACAGACTTATAATTGAAAGCAATAACTTCGAGCTTGATGGAAACGGAAGAGTAACGATCATTGATTCTCTAAACTTTAAATCAACAGCTCTTGGTGATGACCTTACAATTATTGGGCTTGACGGAAAAGGTAGACCTATGCTGCAAAACATACTCATTGACCTAGAGTCTGTGACAGATCAAGATGGAGTAGCCATAGGGGATCATGCAAGTACGGCAGATCATGCGACAACCGCAGACTCTGCAACAACTGCAGAAAGTGCAAGGCAGTGTATAATGGCATCAACCGCGCATTATTTGCAAGGTATTGGACTATCCGATTATGTACGAATTTCAGACAACGGAAATTTAATTCCAAGTTCTAGTTCTGTGTACTGTGGAACTAACCCCAATCCATTTGCCGGAGGGTATTCTTCCGGTGGTTGGAAAACAACGTCTGATGGCAGAAAGAAAAAGGATTTTCGAAAACTGTTAGAGGATGATCGGTTTGAGAGATTTTTCGAGTTGTTACAACCGATGGAATATCGGCTCATAGAAAATGACGAAAAAATGCACATGGGATTTGTTGCACAGGATGTCGAACAGGCAATGACGGATTGTGACATATCTGAAAATGAGTTTTACGGACTGGAACATGCGGTATTCTCCGAAAAAGATTTTGAATCTAATGAGGAATGGAAAAAATTTTTAGAGCAAAATGGTGGTGCAAATGATATGTATACGCTGTGTTATCAAGAGTTTATTGCTTTGAATACTGCCATGATACAGAAACTGCAGAACAGATGTAGAGATTTTGAACGCAGGCTATCCGCGTTAGAAAGGAAGTGAGCAGATGGCATATCAGAAAATCTATAGCCGCGAATATTGGGAGAACCTTCCAAGCGAAAAGACCGCAATTAATCGAAATAGGCTGAACAACATAGAGGGCGGCATTGATGCAATCGACGATCGTGTGTGCGCACTCGACACCACGAAAGTTGACTTGACCAAAGCTAACGAACTTGTAAAGGAAATCCTTTGGGATGAATCCAACGGAACGCTGACGGTCGTTAAGATGAATGGTTCCAAGGCGGTCATTGATACCAAGTTGGAGAAGCTGGCAGTCAACTTCAAGTATGATCCGGAAAGTCAGCAGTTGGTAATCACGCTTGACGATGGCACGGCGCAGAACGTGGACTTATCCGCGCTGATCACGCAGTATGAGTTCTTAGAGGGTGACGAGATTGCATTTGAGGTCACTTCTGATGGAAAAGTCAAGCCGATGATTAAGGGCGGCTCAATAACTGAGGATAAGTTGCAACCGAACTTCTTGGCGGATATTAAGGTGGAATCTGCCAAAGCTACAGCGTCTGCCAAAAGCGCAAAAGAGTCCGAAACCAAGGCGGCAACATCTGCCACAGATGCCAAGGACAGCGCAGACCGAGTGCAGGAAATCGAAAACGAGATTAACAAGAAACTCACAATGACAGAATTTGATGTGAATGAGGATGGAGAGTTGATTTACACGGACAATTCTGCTTATAACTTTGTCGTTGACAATGACGGAAATTTAAATTGGGAGGTGGCTTAAATGGCTATAGCAGGAAGAGTGGCAATTGTGCCAAAGGGCGATTGGAGCGCAGAGACGGAGTATAAGAGACTTGATGAGGTAACATATAATAACACAATGTTCATAGCAAAAAAAGCTGTGCCGAAGGGTACGTTACCCACAAATGCAGAATATTGGTCTAAGTCTATCGTGGGTGGAGTTGGAGCAATCGCAACAACAGAGGAAGCCGGAATTGTAAAACCGGACGGAAAAAGCATGAGCGTAGATGAGAGTGGAACGCTTAGCATTAACTTGGATGGAACCACAATTACATTAGATGAAGCGAAAAACGTCATAAAGCTGGCAGACACATTAAAAGATAAAATTAACGGTGCATTTCCAGCGGCGAACTTAATCAACAACCTTACAACCACAGAAGCCGGATTTGGTTTGGATGCCCGGCAAGGAAAGGTACTGGACGATAAAATTACTGAAATAAACGGCAGTTTAAATAATGTAGCCACTAAAAATGATATAAGTGCATTAAACCCATCTGCTGACAGTAAACTATTCACTAAGTTTTCCATCGGCAGATTGGGCGCTGGTTGGTATAGAATTGCAGAAATTATTTTTTCAGAAGAAGCAAGCGCCAAAGGCGGAACTTCAGGGTTTGTAGAAATTCTAATAAATCAAGAATGGAATAGTCAAGTTGGGTGTTTTCACAAAGTAAAAATAGCTCTTGTACATTCTGACAAAGCCAAAATTTCTAGTTCAGGTATTGGAACACTTAATTTAACAAAAGTTAGAGTTGTTAGAAAATCTAACATTTTATATTTTGACATATTCAGCCGTGGTTATGATAACGGAACAAGGACACTGTTGAATATCCCGTTACCCTCACATATTACATCTGCAAAAGCTTATAACGATGTTAAAATTGTTCCTGAAACTGCTGATGGGGAAGTAATTGTGTGCAGTGTTGATCTTGCGAATAACATATAAACAAATACTGTAAATGGATTAACTTGTTGCTTGAATTATTGTAGTCCAACCAGTCCACGCATAATTGAGGTCAACTTTCCTGACAAAGCCTATTGCTACGCCAAGTGTATATATGTCCTCTGCTATCAGCACAGCCGTGTTTGTGTGTATTAGTTTTGCATATACAAACACATAGTTATGGAAGCTCGGAACAGTACCAAGAAAATTTTTAATGGCACTGTCTTGCAATTCACCGATTGAACCTTTGCCAATGCTTCTTTTTGATTTATTTAGCAATTCAATTATTGATGCTGCAGCATCACAATCGTTTATGTTTATTTCTTGCATTAAACTGCCGTTTAAGAAAAAAGCCGAACGAATGTTCATATGTAACTTATAAACCATTTTTTATCATAGAAAGGAATAAAAAATTATGGACAAAATTATTTTAAAAGACAAAACAGAATTCGAGGTTGCCGATGGGGCAAGCCTTGGAAACATCCAGATCAAGGCAGAGAATTTCGATGCCGTCAAGACCATCACGGATGCATTTTCTGCGGACAACCTGCAGGAAGTTACATTTGCGCACAATGATCAGATTTCCGGTGAGTATGAGGATCTTAAGTATGAAGGATTCTCATATATGCCTAACATGGGCGAGGATGGCACAGAAGATGGTACATACACCGTAACGGTCAGCTTGAGAACTAAGACAGAGATGGAAAAAGCCATTGATGAATTGAAAGCCGGGCATGAAGCAAACGCAGAAGCAATCGAAGAACTGGCAAGCATTACCGCAGAAAGTGAGGTGTAGGATATGGTTAAATTCTATGTGAGACGTATTCTTATAGACAAGAAAATGACGATTGATGAAGTGCCGATGCGTTGGCGCGCAAAAGTGCAAGAAGAGATTGAGAAACAGCTTTCCGCTTCTCTGCAATGACATTTTCTGTCGAAACTTGCGACCGAAAAATGTTGAAATCATGCATATTGCAGTGATACTATGGACTTGTCCGAAAGGACACTTCAAGTTCTGGCATGGGTGGGGTTTGGCATGGCTCCGCCCATAATTGGGGATTGACTATGCCAAACACACGTTCTATAATTACTTTGTTGGTACATAATAGTTTATGATTGGAGGTTTTTTATGTCGGGAGAAGTAAAAACAGAAGAGACTTATAAAGAAGAAATTATAACTATGATAAAAGAAATTGAAGACTATAAGATGTTAAAAATTTTGCATGGATTTGTAAAAGCTGGTTTAAAAGAAGAAAAAGCAGGGCATTGAACCCTGCTTTCTTTTAGAATATAAATTTTTCGAAAAATTCACATAACAATTCTTTTTTGCTTACTGGCAATCTGCTATATTCAATAATAATTTTTTTGAAACGTTCATCATTCATTCCAATATTTAATACAACACTTGAAAATTCTTCGTCAACAGATTTATTTATGCGTGGGTCTATTAAATCTGATTTTCCGATTTTGAAATAATCAGCCAATGCCTGAAGCTTTCCTGACCTTGGAAATGATTTTCCGGTGCACCACATACTTAGAGTCGTTGGGTTAATACCTAAGTCTTTTGCGACATCTATTTGCTGTTTTTGATTTAATTCAATATAGTATCTTAAATTTTCAGCAAACACTTCTTTTTGGATATCGTCTACATCCATTTCGTTAAATTGATTTTCGTTATCCATTTCTTCTGCCCTCCTTTCTAACTGTATTATAAACCAATAAAATAAAAAATTCAATATTAAATCCAATAAATTTGAATTTTAGTGTTGACAATCCAAAATAATTGGATTATGATTAAACCATCAAATATGAAAGGAGAGAAAAAGATGCCTAGAATTTCATTAGAAGCAGTTCGCGTAAATGCGAAAATGACACAAAAGGAATGGGCTGAAATGCTTGGTGTATCTAATGCAACCGTTGTCAATTGGGAAAAGGGCAAAACAGAGCCTAGCTTATCACAGTTGAAAACCATGAGCAAATTGTCTGGTATTCCGATGGATTTTATTTTTGTGCCAGATACATCCAATTAAATTGGATTATAAAAGAAAGGAAGCGAGTGAGGACATGAAAGAAATTAAATCCGTGAATGATTTGGTTGTTGTTCCGGTTTCCTATTTCAATGGAATGGAAAAGGAATTGCAGAAGATTTTAAACAAAGTGGATATTCACGATATGGATGTCATGGAACAGGTTCTCCATATGCGGAAATGGCTGAAACCCAAAACCGTATATGAAGAAACAAAGAGATTATATCCTAATCTCCGTTTGGAAAATATTCATTTGCTTTTACCACAAGAAGAAGAGAGTTCTTGTGAGTGTACTGATAAAACAGACAGTGAATAGATTCTGCTGTTGTGTTGCATAGCGGATTGCCAAACGTTTCAGGAACATTTAGTTCCCAACAGAAATTATTTATATTTGCGAACGTTATATCATTTTCGGCTAATATCTTTGCCATCTTTTCGCGGTCGCAGGATATTGTAGAAAAATCGCAAAACAAAAAGTATTTCAAATTGTATCACCTCCTTATTTGATGATAAGGGAATTATACCACAGAAAGGAGTGAAAATATGGATAATTTGGTACACATTGGAAATGCAGATATTTCCATCAAAGAGTACAAAGGGGAAAGAGTGGTCACATTTAAGGACATTGACATGGTACATGAAAGACCAGACGGAACAGCGAAAAGAAATTTTAATACGAACAAAGCACGCTTCGTTGAGGGAGAAGATTACTTCATTGTAAGCGCGGACGAAATTCGTACAAGCCGCATGTTTCCTATATCTGACAAGGATTTTATGAGCAAAGCACTCATTACCGAACAGGGCTATCTGATGTTGGTCAAGTCATTCACGGATGATTTGGCATGGGAAGTGCAAAGAAAATTAGTTTCTTCCTATTTCAATGTACATCAAAGTGTCAACGATCAGTTATCTCCAGAATTGCAAGCATTGCAAGGACTTCTTAATCAGATGGTTCAAAAAGAACTTGCTGACAAGGAGAGAGACAGACAGATTGCCAAGGCACAGGACACAGCACAGAAAGCCATTGAGACAACTGAACATATCAAAGAAGCGGTGAAACCGGTATTTGATAATTGGAGAAATGAAATCAATGCCAAGTTTAACCGGATTCAGAGAAATGCAGATTGTCAATTCAATGTATTGAGAACTGAAATGTATTCAGAACTTGAACACCGTGCCGGATGCGACTTAAGTAGAAGAATCAGAAACAGACGTGAGCGCATGGCAGAAAGCGGATGCACGAAAACAGAAATCAGCGCATTGAACAAAATGGACATTATTGAGGATGATAAGAAATTGCGTGAAATCTTTTCAAAAATCGTAGCAGAGTATGAAATCAGATATTGCGCATGAAAGGAAGTGATTGAATGAGCGAAAAGGAAAAACGAGTTGTTGAAAAACTTCGTGATGCTATTCCGAATATGACAGATTTTCAGAAAGGATATGTTCTTGGAATGGTAGAGAGTTCTGCTTCGAAACATAGTGAGCAGGGCGAGGAAAACGAAACACATAATGGAAAGGAGAATTAAAATGAGCAATTTTGAATTTCAGAAAGTTAATTCAAGGGTAATTCGTAGCGGTGATAACTATTTGGCAAAGGTAGACTCTGCGGAAAGTTTTTCAAGCATTTTCGTTGACGAGGAAACAACATATGGGGTTTCTGTAAGAGATGCACAGATACAGACAGGAGATTCGACTTACACACCTGCAATGGCTTTTACATATTCCATGGAAGATGGTTTCGTGCGTTTTATAGATGTTGTTGTATGTCCGTTACTCGGAACGTTTGTTTCTGACTGGTACTAAATTATAAAGTGGCAGAAAGGAGCATGAATGAAAAAAGTAATCCAATTCATCATAGGTGCGGTCGCAATGGAGTATTCATTAGTTGCCGCGTGCTATATGGATAGTGAGGGCGCGGTCGGGAATATGGCGGCTATTAAATTTGTAGCCGGGGCAGTAATTGCGGCAATCATGTATTACTGGTCGGAAGTAGACCGGAAGAGAGCCGAACTTGACAAGCGAATTAAGAGAAAACGCAGAATGAGAGAGGATGCATGGTAGGCGTTGTGTATATAAGTGGCACGAGATGTTCCACGGAAGAAAAGCGTATGCTTGCTGAACTTTTGGCAGGGAAACGAAAGAAACAGAATGATAAAGAGAATTTTAAAAAGGTTCTCGGAAGAGAAATGGAAAGGAGAAGCAATGGAGAACAAAATAACACTGATCGGTGATGTTGCATCAGCACCAAGGGAAAGCCATAAATCAAATGGTAAGAATTTTTATAAATTTTTTATCGGAGTTGAAAGAAGAAGTGGTGTTGCAGATATACTTCCGGTACTGTTTGACAAAGAAATCAGCGATACAGAAATTAGCGGAACGGTATGTGTCAAGGGAAAGATAATTACCCGGCACGTAAAAACCGGATCTGGAAAAGCAATTCTTATGTATGTTATGGCTGATTCAATCACAAAACCGGAAGACGATAGCCCTTTGAATGAAGTAAGCCTTGATGGAATCATCGAGGAAAAGCACCTTAGAGAAACACCGCTTGGTCGTAAAATCTGTGATGTGAAACTCAAAAATTTAAGAGAGAACGGAAAAGAGGATTTGATTACTTGCATTGCATGGGGAAAGAGTGCAGAGTATACGGACTCACTTGCTTTAGGCGATAGGGTGAGCACATACGGCAGATTACAGAGCCGGAGATACAAGAAAACGTGTAAAGATGGTCGTGTTGTGGAAAAAGTTACATATGAGTTGTCAATAAAAGGAATCGTGGGGGTGTAATAATGCGAATGATTTTAAAATCGTTACATATTGAAAATTTCAAAGGTGTAAAGGATAAGACATACGAATTCGGAAAGACAACAAGGGTTTCCGGCATGAACCGGAGAGGAAAGACCACAATCGGGGCGGCATGGTACTGGCTGATGTCTGATAAGAACTATGAGCTTGTCAGCAATCCAAACATTAGACCGGACAATGTAGAAGATTGCATTCCGACCGTTACTGCAGATGTTGATGTAAGTGGAAAAGAAATCACTCTTTCCAAGATGCAGAAGCGAAAAGTCGGAAAGCCGGATAAAAATGGAGTTTCGAAAATTACAATCACAAATACATATGAGATTAATTCTGTGCCTAAGACAGAACGTGATTTTAAGGCATATCTGGAAGAATTAGGGTTTGAGTTTGATAAATTCCTCATTTGTTCGCACCCGAATGTGTTCACTAAGGATTTGTCGTTAAAGAAAAAACAGGATGAAATGCGCAAATATTTATTCACTATGGCAAGCGAAAAAACAGATTTAGAGATTGCACAAATGGATAAAGAAACTGCCGATGTTGCAAAACTACTTGAATCTTATAAATTCGAGGAAATTGAAGCCATGAATAACGCTTCCAAGAAGAAAGCAGTTGAACAGTTAGATGCGATTCCTAATCAGATTATCGGTCTGGAGAAAGCAAAAGTTGATGTAGATGTGGCAGAGCAGGAACTTGCCAAGGCTGATCTGCCAAGAAGAATCGCTGAATGCGATAAGAAGATTGCCGGTGCCGATCATTCGCTTGACGAATTGCGCGATAAGGAAATGCGGTTACAACTTGATATATCCGGAATTACACAGACGATGAACCGCGAATTATCCAATCGTAGATACGAAATTGATGCTGATCTGTGCGGTTGCGAAGATGAATTAAAACATCTGGAGCAGACGATTTCTTTGAAAGAAAATCAGATTGTCGGTAATGAAAAGGCTATCACAGATGCGGATGCAGAACGGAAGAAAATTGGAGAAAAGTACAATGCAGAATATGCCAAGGCATTTGATGAAGCGCCTTACCTGTTTGACGAATCCAAGTGGGTATTTGATGAAAATAGCACTGTTTGTTCACTGTGCGGTCAGAAGTTGCCAGAAGATAAAATCGAGCAGTTAAAGGCTGATTTTGAAAGCCGGAAAGAAAAAGCCAAGGCGGATGCAGAAGAAAAACTGAAAGCAAAAAGATTTAAGTTTGACACTGACAAAAAGGTTGAACTGAATCGGTTGAATACTATTGGCACCGAGAAGAAAGAACTTATTACCGAACTTGCAAAGATGAATGCTGATCTGAATACAGAAATTGACGCTTTAAAGAAACAGGAACAGGATGCCATTGCAAAGAAAGAAGAACTTTCGAAGCAGTTATCCGAGATCCCGAGCGAAGCTGATTACACGCAGAATGAAGATTATGTGAAACTGAAAGCAGAGCGTGACAAGGTTCTCGCCGATATTGAAAAGCTGGAATCTGATGGTGCGGACAAGATTGTTACTGATTTGAAAGTCGAGAAAGCAGATCTGCAGAGCCAGCTTGATGAAGTAAATAAGATTATTGCACAGGCTGAAAACAATGTTCAAATTGATGACAAGATTGCAGATATGCAACATAAACAGAACGAGTATGGACAAGCAAAGGCAGATGCCGAGAGGATTCTTTATCAGCTCAAAGAAGTTTCAAAACGAAAGAATAAGTTACTTGTTGAAGAAATCAATCAGCATTTCGGTATTGTACGTTGGAAGTTGTTCGATTTCCAGAAAAACGGAGAATATAAGGAAGTTTGTATTCCTACGGTGCTTGATGAAGAAGCTGGCATTTACAAGGTGTTCGGTGACACGACTAACACTGGCAGGGAAATTGAAGCGAAGATTGATATTTGCAACAGTTTTCAGAAGTTCTTTAATATGTATGTTCCGATTTTCCTTGATGGTGCAGAAAGTATCAATGATGAATATGTACCGGCTGTTGATACACAGTTAATTCTTCTGACAGTATCAGAGGATAAGCAGTTGAAAGTGGAGGGTGTGTAAATGAAAGAAGAATTATTGAAAATAGCATCGGAAAGTTTATCTTCGGATGAAGTAAGTGAAATTGTCAAAGAAAAATTTATGAATGCATTGGTGGGAGCAATCGAAGATGCTTTTCGTTGGGGAGATGCAAAGCATGCCATTGAGGAAAAGGTAAAAGAAGTCATGGTTCCATACATTGAGAGTTATGATTTTTCAGAGTATCTTCCCAAACTTGATTCTGTTTTAACAGAGATTGTTAATTCGGATTTCTGTATTGGAAATAAAAAGATTCTGGAGAATTTTAAAGACCTTATGGTGGAGCCGGAGCAGAAAGAAATCAAACTTACGGATTTGTTCAAGGCATGGATTAAACAATGCGAAAGGGATATTGACACAGAAGATTTAGACATTGATTACGATGATGGCGTTTCTTATCAACCCGTGGAATGTGAAATGCGGTTTGAGCTGGAAGATAAGCCATCATGGAGCAGTGTGCAAAGAGCAGTTATCACATTTGAAAATGAGCATGATGAAAAACTGAATGTTGAAATTCCTGTGTCAAAGCGGATATGGGGCAACGGAAAAGAAGAACCATATACACTTTCTTCCTATAAGGATTTGACGATTTCGTCACTTAGAAACTTGAGTGAATTTGAGGTGCTACTCTTGAGATTATCCAGAGCTGGAACGGCTATCGTTATTGATAAGGAATATGATGACAGTTATATTCAACCGGAAAAAGAACCGGAAGCGGATTTTCACTAAGAAAGCGGGGATATTGAATGTCAAGAATAGGGACAAAAAATAACATCATACAGCCGGATGCACGGTGTATGTCTTGCAAACGTTGGAAGAGTGCAAGTAAGGGGTTCTGGGGAAGAGCCGGACATTGTTCTCTTCCGTATTGCGAGAAAGATATGAGAAATAAAGGAAAGAGAGGTCGTGTACATGGATGATATTGAAAAATTGAAGGCTGAAAACTCGGATTTGCGAACAAAGGTAGATGAACTTACGAGTAATAAATATCGCCTTGAAGGAGAACTTAGAAAAGCCACAGAAACCAACGAAAGACTTTTGCGTATTCTTGAAAATTTGTCAAATGGATATGTGAAAAAGGAGGGTTAATGATGCATTATATTAAAGCAAAATTTCCTAACAGCACCAGAAGCTATACATACCGCACCGAGGATTCTGTAAAAGCCGGTGACATGGTTGTAAATGCCAAGGGTGCAAAGCTGACGGTCACGGATGAAACCGTGGATATGAAGTGGGTAGAAACCTACGGTGCTGATAAGATGGCGGTTGTGAAGAAGTATGAAGAAAGCGAGGAATAGATATGATTAAATCAGATTTAGGAACAATAGAAGTAGACGGAAGAGAGCCGGTTGTCATGGCTGAATTTATAACTCTTTTAGTAGCATTAAGGAATGCTCTCGGAGAGGAGAAATACAACCGTGCTTTGCAGAGAGCAAATGATAGTGTGGAGTCCAAGAAAGACACAGAAACATTTAAAAATGAAGAAAAAGAACGCATGGCAGAAGTTATCAAAGCTATTTTAAGCGGAATGGAGGATAAGTAATTATGGCAGAAAACAACAGTTTAGAGGTACAGAAAGTCAACACTGCGGTCAGCCAGTGGACTAATTCAATCACGAATCTTGTTACAAAAGATTTCGAGTTATGCGGTGTGCCGTATGATGATTATTCAAAGCAGTGCGCCATGTCAGCTATGACAAGCATTTATCATCTTGTTAAGGATAGCGATAAAATCAAGGATTTAAACGGACTTGATACATCGAATCTGCGAGAGGTTGTCGGTCAGTGCGCAAGCCTTAAACTCAATGCTAATGCAGTGCCGAGAGAGTGCTATTTCCAGCTTAGAACAAAGAAGTCCGGAGACAACTATGTGCAGGTTGTAGAAATGGGAATTGAGGGAGACGGCAACGATGCATTACTTCGTAACTATGGAGAAAATGTAGATACCGTATATCCTTGTTGGCTTGTTAAAGACGGTGACGAGTTTTCATATCCAAAGCATAAGGGTATCGAAATGACACCGCCGGAATGGGAAGAAATGGGACGATCACAGAAGGTTGTCCGTGTTGTTTATCCTCTGAAATTAAAGGACGGCACATTTCAGTATCTGATCGCAGAGAGAGACGGTGTAAAGGTTAATCTGTTTGCTCATGTGCGCAACAATCTGATGAATGAGACTTTCGGAATTTGTCAGAATCGTTACAAGGCATCAGCCGAGCAGTTGAGCAAAATCAAGGCTAAGAAAGAGGAGATTTTCGATGCTTTGAGAAAATGCGCAACCGTTGATGAAATGTTGGAATGTGAAGTTGCAAAGCCTTATATCAGCGCGGCATGGCTCGACACACCGGAATCAATGATTGTTCGTAAAATGCGTAACAATGCAATCAAGAAGTATCGCAAGGACTTTAACAGTATGGCAAAGCAGTCATTCAATCAGCTTGATGAAACCTATGTGCAGACGCAGGAAGAAATTGCAGAGAACGCCAATTCCGAACCGTTTGTCGTAACTGAATCCGAAGCAACCGAAAGTGCAGCAGTTGAGCCGGAGAAAGTAGCCGGAGAAGTCGTTGAGAATGACGAGAATGTACCGGACTTTATGAAAGATTAGGAGGTTGCCATGAGAGTTATATCACAGGACGGAGCACTTGATATTCCGTATGAGCAAGTAGTTATTCAGAGGTTTAATGGAGAAATCTATTTTTTGAACAAGAACCTTACAGGGATAGATGATCTTGTCAGTGACATTGTTATTGCTAAATACTCCACCGAAGAAAAAGCAAAGAAAGCCATGGAAGAATTGAGATATACCTATATGTGTCACAGCCTTGTAAAGATGGGGCAGACACAGCCAGATGGAATTGACGAAAATATTGACGAAAAACTCACTATGGGTTTGAGCGGAGTATTTCACTTTCCGGCAGAGGAAGAATTGGAGTAGGGTATGGATAATTTAACAAGATACACCGCAGACGATGAAGTACCGAATTGTGGACGATGTGAACACATCAATGATTCTAATGAATGGTGTATGCAAAATTGCGGCGGAGCAAATGGCTGGAGCGGCTATTTGAGATATGGAGAAAGCGAGGTGACAAAAGATTGAAACTTAGAGTTTTGGGCTCAAGCAGTTCCGGAAACTCATACGCCTTGATTTCAGACAGTGGCGAAATCCTTGCCATTGAAGCAGGTGTGAAATTTATGGACTTTAAGAAAATGATTGATTGGAAAATAGCAAATGTTTCCGGATGCATTGTGAGCCACGAACACGGAGACCATGCACGATACATAAAAGATTTCATGAAATCCGGAATTCCGGTTTATACGGCATTTGAAACGCAGACAGCACTTGAAACCATAACCGGAGAACGTACAATAGCCATTCCACCGCGCAGAACACGGCAAATCGGCAGTTTTACGGTAACACCATTCAATGTACCGCATGATACGGAAATCGAGTGTTATGGCTATTTAATCGAGCATGAGGAAATGGGTAAGCTGCTATTCCTAACCGACTTGGAATATTGCAGATATGACTTTTCCAACATGAAGGTTGAGCATATCATGGTTGAAGCCAATTATAGCATGGACTTGGTAGACCGGAATGAACCGAACTATGAACACCGTTTGCGAGGTCATATGAGCCTTTATACGGCACTTAAATTTATTCAGAAGAACGACAACCCAGCTTTACGAAATGTCGTTTTAATACACTTATCGGACACAAGCGGAGATCCCGCGTTATTCCTACAACGAACGAAAAAAACAATTAAATATGGAGCAAATGTTTATGTTGCAGAAAAAGGGCTAGAGGTTGATATGAACCTTTGTCCGTTCTGAAAGGAGAAAGCATGAAAAAAAGGAACAAAGTGCAGAGTTATTAGTGATAGTCATGGTTTTTTTAAAACGGGAGAAATCGTTGTTGCATTAGAAACCGATGATGTGCCATATTGCGCAAAAGAATCGGCATATTCTCCGGAAAAAACACATATCAGTTATGAATCAAGCGAGTACAACCCTTTAAAGGAGAGTGAACTTGAAGTGATTGAAGAATAAATCGGTTGAAACACCGGCTGAAAAGCGAAAGAAACCATTCTAACGCATGGAGAATAATAGTTATCACAAGCTTATTGAAAGCCATGTTTTGGCGGTGCGTTTACCGCACCGCCCTTACAAAAGATTGGAGGTAAAAATTGAAATTATGTGAATACTGTATGGCTGAATTTGAGCCGAAGCGACCAGATCAAAAATACTGTAGACCCAAATGTGCAAGAAGATACGCACAGTTTAAAAATTTTAAAAAGGCTGGAAGAACTGTGTATACAAGAATATGCCCGAAATGTGGCAGGCTGTTTATGACGATAGATGAACGCAAAGTTGATTGCCAAGACTGCATCGGCATTGACATTAAAGAACGATTGAGAAAGCCAAAGAAAAAGGATGATGCAATCAAGGCTGTGAATCATATGGCACGCGCTTCCGGAATGAGTTACGGAAAGTTTGTGGCTCAAATGAGCATGGAGCCATTGGAGAGGAAGTGAATGAGTTGGATTATAAGAAATTTAGACAGGCAAAAGCGATAGAAGCCAAGAACAAGCAGAAATGGCTTGCATTGAATCCAATGCTTGATGAATCAAGCGGAATTTATATTTTGACAAGGCAGGACGAAAATGGGTTTAGATATGCATATGTGGGACAGGCAAAGCGTATTTTAACCAGATTATCGCAACACCTTTCAGGGTATCAGCACATAGACCTTAGCTTGAAGTCTCACGGACTTTATTCAGAGGATAATCCGTATGGATGGAATGTAGGATCAGTACATTGCCCGATAGATAAACTTGATGAATGTGAGCAGTATTATATTAAGTATTGCGCAGACAAAGGTTATCAGCTTCGCAACAAAACAAGCGGAAGCCAAGGAGCAGGAAAATCACAGATTGCAGATTACCGTCCGGCAAAAGGCTATTATGACGGCATTAAACAAGGCAAAAAGAGTCTTGCCAAGGAATTATCGCATATTGCTGAAAAGCACCTTGAAATCCGCTTGAAGCCAGAGAAACAGGGTAACAAAGTTTCTGAAAAACAGTATGAGAAGTTTATGGCTTTGATTTCTGAAAATACATATGAGGAGAGTGATTAAATAAATGGCAGAAGTCAAGTGGATTAAAATCACAACAGATGTTTTTGACGATGAAAAGATTCTTCTGATTGAGAGTATGCCGAGTGCGGATAGCATCATTACGATTTGGTTCAAACTTCTCATTCTTGCCGGAAAACAGAATAACAACGGTGTGTTTATGATGAGCAACAAATTACCGTTCACGGATGAAATGCTTGCCACCATTTTTCGCAGAGATTTGAACACGGTAAGGCTTGCGCTTAAGACCTTTGAAGAGTTTGGAATGATTGAAGTTGTTGACAACGTGATAACGATTCCGAATTGGAACAAGCACCAAACACTTGACGCTTATGAGAAGAAAAAGGAACGTGACAGGCTATATCAGCAGAACCGGAGAAAGAAACAGAAGAACCTAATTGAGCAAAAATCGCCCGATAAATCGTCTGACGTCGCTGTTTCAGATAAAGAAGAAGAAAAAGAAGAAGATAAAGAGAAAGAAAATATAAAAGAAAATTCGCTGTCGACCGATTCCGGAGAGTTGTTTGATTTTGACGATGCATGGAAAAAGACTTTTAGTATATACCCCAAGAAAACAGCGTACAGTACCTCTAAAACAGCTTGGATGGATAAGGTGCTAGAAGTTATCGAAGAGAACCAACCGGACATTGCACGGCTGTTATACAAAGCCACAGAGGCATATTTGAGTGACTATCAAGAAAAGAATCCAGACGATACGGATTTTCGGTACATTCCAAAATATGTTGATTGGCTGAAAAATGATTGCGACTATTGGTTGCAGATTGCAGAGAAACGAGGTGATTGCAATTGACAGAAGCAGAGTTCGGAGTGATCGGGTGCGTATTGATTGACAATGATGTGCTAAATAACATCTGGCGAACATTGAAGCCGGAAATGTTCAGTTCGGAATTTGCACAGGATACATACAAGGAAATGCTTGCTATGTATGACCGGAATGAAAGTATAGATCCTATGTCCTTGTCAATGGCACTTGAAAGCCACAAATACGCACAAGAGCAGATTAGCGAATTGATGAAATCCTGTATTACCGGAACAATCACTTCAACTATGGTCAAAAGTTATGCCGATGCGGTTGCGAAAGAATACAAAGTAAGAACGGTTCGTGACATGTATCAGAAATCCAGCTTAAAACCATGTGACATTGATGATACAATCAGTGATCTTCTTACAAGGCTTGAACATTTGCAAGAGGGAAAAGAAGTAAAACTAAAGCCAATTAAGCAGATTTCAGTTGAGAATAAAGACAAATATTTCAACGAAAGTGTTGGAGAGGGCGGTATAAAAATCGGGTTATCGCAATTTGATGATGCACTTGGCGATCTTGAACGAGGTGATGTAACAGTAATTGCTGCAAGACCGGCAGTCGGAAAATCCGCACTCACAACGCAGATTATTGGAAATATGGCAAAAAGGGGACTTAAGGTCGCATATTTCAATTTGGAGATGAGCGATAAACAGGTGTATGAACGATTTATTTCAAGACTTGCGGAAATCGGCTTAACGAGAATCAGAAGGGCAAAAGCGTTTCTTGGCGATGAGCAGGAAAAATTTAACCAAGCAAATGAAGAAATGAGCGATTATCAATTATGGATTGCATCCGGGACTGTATCCCCGAGAGAGATAAAGTCAGAATGCAGACACCAAAACTTTGACGTTATCGTTGTTGACTATCTGCAATTGCTTATGCCGGATAACAGATATTCGGGAAGAAACGAAGAAGTAGCATCAATTTCAAGAGGTTTAAAATCTGTTGCAAGAGACTTAAATACACATGTGATAGCACTTTCACAGATAACAAGAGCTTCCGAAAGCAGAGACACAAAAGAACCTACCATGGCAGAGTTGAGGGAATCCGGGGCAATCGAACAGGATGCGTCAAACATAATTATGCTGTGGAATCTGTCAGACAATGACAAGGGAGCCAAGGGTGTAAAAATCGAGAAGAACAGGCAGGGAATGACAATGCGTGAAGCAATGGAGTTTGATGGAGATCACATGAAGTTTGTTGAAATCGAAAAACCGCTTGATGATGTTGTTGCAGAAATCAAAAAGAAAGAGCGCGGCGACGGATTCAAGTCGTATGACGGCGATTGTCCGTTTTAGAGGTAGCAGCTATGGCAAGTGCAAAAATCGAAAAGGGTTCGGAAGAATGGCAAGTATTTATGGATTATTGGCAATTCATTCAGAAATACTATTCCCCGGACAACTCTGATTCTTGGTGGGATGAAGTTGTAAAAGCCGGAGAATCATTGATAAACAAATACAAAGGAATGGAGATTGAAGAGCGCGCAAGACAGCTTGTATTGAGTCATTTTGCATGGTTGGAAATCACATACAGAAAGGAGAAAGCAAAGAAATGAGCAACGCGTTGAGACGGAAGAAAAAGCCAACATTTTACACAAAACAGGAAATGCGGATTATCGGGCGAAATGATTTTGAAAAGAGAAATGCTGATAAGGTTATATCAAAATCGTACAAAGATTTTGTCGTGATTGGGTACATAATTTTGCATGACAAATTCGGTTTCGGGCAGACAAGAATCATCCGGTTGCAGGATTTTTTGAAATCTTACTTAGATGAAGCATCGTCCGGCGGAAATACTGGAAAGGACTTGTCTGTTTATCTGAAAAGTAAATACGGAATCGACATCAAAGAAGAAGTCGGAAAAATTCCACAGAGACAGTTAATGAACCTGTACGCAAAGAAAGCTTTCTGCATCGAGCGTGAAGCATACAGGCTTTCCAGTGCATCTTTGTTTAACTATTTTGCACTGACACTTACTATTCTGAAAAATGAATTTAAGATAACAGCGAAACAGTTGCAATATTTCACGGAAAAATTCATCGACTACATTGATACACTGGCTAATTACAAGCAGTTTCAGTTGACGGTGCCGATGATAGCACAGAGTTTGGCGGATGAGATTAAGTTTGTGTGTGATTTGGGGGTTTAATATGACGAATAAAGAAAAATACGGAAATGAGATTATAGAACTTGCGGTAAACACAGGAAAGTTAGTATTAAAAAATGGAGAGCCTGCACTTTGCAGAGAAACTAAATGTGAAGAGTGTGATTTTTATGGGTTGGATTCGTGCAAAGGAAGTACGTATAATTTCCGCGAATGGCTTAATTCAGAGTATGTTGAGCCACCTGTTGATTGGACTAAAGTTCCGGTCGATACGCCGATTTTGGTAAGAAATAGCGAAAAAAATTCGTGGAAAAAAAGATATTTTGCAAAATACGAGAACGGAATAGTGTACGCATGGGGATACGGAGCAACATCTTGGAGTGCGCGCGGAAGTGGCGATATAAGCGATTGGAAAATGGCAAAGCTGGCAGAAAGTGAGGGATAGTCATGGAGAGATTAACAAAACGGACAGCGGATGGAATCTTAGTAAAAGAGAATTACGAGAAAAAATCCTTAAAAACCTTGTATTCGTGCTATGGCGAAAAGCCTAATTCATATTATTCCAACTGCGAAGAAGGTTATTGCGCAATGGAGAAGTTAGCGGATTACGAGGATGCAGAGGAGCAGGGATTACTTCTGCGGTTGCCGTGTGGAATTGGCTCAGATGTATATATAATTCCTAGCAAAATCAATTATGAATTAAATATTTTAAGTCTGCACCCGGAGAACAACAAAGTTTATCATCAGAAAGTAGCCTTGATTACTTTTACAGAAAAAGGATGGTACATGGAGTGTGATAAGGATCGAGAATATGCAACAGACCGAATCCTGTCAGAAAAAATGTACAAGGAAACCTGGTTTTTATCAAAAGAGGAAGCCGAAGCCAAGCTGAAAGAAATGAGAGGTGGAGAGAATGGATAAATTTCTTAAAAGCGTAAGCGAGCGAGACTTTGATAGAAGAATATCGGAAGTTGTTGAAATGCTTGAAGAAAAACAACTCTACGGAACTATCAGTTTGATAAAAGATTTGAAATATTACCTTGACTTAGCCACAAAAGAAAAAGCACACACTTGCGACTTCCAGCACAACAGCAATTCAAGAGATAATGAGCATTGTTGTGGATGCGATAGCAAAGTTTCAGAAAATGATGATACAAAAAACAAAGTTACATCTCTGGAAATTATCGTAAGGACGATAGACAACAAGCCATATTACGAAATCAAGTACAAAAAAGTCGGCGAAGATTATTACCATGTAGGTTACAGTTCATTCAATATTGATAATGTATTGAAATGGCGTGATGAGTGTTTTGAGCTTGTTGATGTGAAAGCGACCAATGCCGACAGGATAAGGAATATGTCGGATGAAGAAATGGCGGAACGTATTGCAGGCGGTTCGAACTTTAATTGTGCTGATTATTGCGATAGCTTTTCAGATGGGTGTGCTTTCAGATGCAATATGAAAGAAAGAGAGTTGGAATTAACGTTGAAGTGGCTTCAATCAGAAGCGGAATAGGAGAGAATATGGAAGATAGATATTTATTCAAGGCAAAGTTTGATGATTCCGACAGATGGGTTAAAGGGCAACTTGTTGAAGTAAATGACACTTATTTTATTATTCCGAATCATGCAATCAAAATATTAGCCGGTTGGTTTTCAACATCAAATATTGTAGAAGTAAAAAAAGATACAATCTGCCGATGCACAGGCTTGAGAGACAAGAACGGCAAACTGATTTGGGAGAATGATGTTGTTGATTTCTTAGGACATAGAGGGATTGTTAAGTTTGAGTGCGGTAGTTTTGGCATTGCATACGAAAAACATATTGATTGGGATGAAATACAAGCAAATATTATGCCACTAACAGGTTGTGAAAACACTTTGTATGCTTGTGAAAACGATAATTACATATCATTATGGGAAATTTATTGGAATTTCAATGATGAAGATGATTCCTTAAGTACAGTTGAAGTTATCGGCAATATATTTGACAATCCGGAATTGTTGGAGGTGTAACTATGACGGAGAGTGAAGCAATTAAGATATTGAAGAAAGACAGTTGTTATGAATGCTCACAAGGCACAGACAGCCCGCTTAATTGTGAATATGTGGAATGCAGAGTTGCGAAAGCTACTAGAGTAGCAATTAAGGCACTGGAAGAGGTTCAGAAGTACCGCGCAATCGGCACGCCGGAAGAATGTCGGGCGGCGGCGGTTAAGCAGACGGCGAAGAAACCTATATTTAGTCATAACCTTAGCGATACTCTTTCTGTATTCCATTGTGAATGCGGAAACACAATCAAAGTCAGTCACGATATAGGAATAATGAACAACAACAATGTGCCAAATTACTGTAGTAAGTGCGGTTGCAAGTTGGATTGGAGTGATGAAGAATGATTTTTCAATCGTACATAAATTTCTTTCTACTAATACTTATAGCCGTTAGGTTAGATATTCTAACAGAATTTGGAGTTAATCTTTTTTGCATTCTGTCAGTTGTAGCGATGATTGGACATGAGATTTTTGATTATTTGAAAAGAGGAGATAAAAAACGATGAGACTGATTGATGCAGATACACTAAAAGAATATTGCATGCGTGCAAGTAAATCGGATGATGATTTTAGGAGAGTAAGTTTGGCAACATTGGCGAGCGTGATAGATGTACAGCCGACCGCCTACGATGTGGACAAGGTTGTGGAGCAGTTGGAAGAAACTAAGGCTTATATGCTATATGAGAATATGAACGCTGATGTTAAGTGGTTTAATAAGGCAATCGAGATTGTGAAAGGCGGTGGAGTAGATGGTTAATTTTGACAGATTTGACTTTCTTGTTGATACACAAGATGTATATATTCTCCCGACAATTAGGATAAGCACACAGCATGAAATGATTGATAAAAATTTCAACATTCAGATTCATTTTGCAGTATTTCATTTTAGATGGAGGTGGGTAGATGGCAATTAAACCGATTTTATTTAACACCGAGATGGTTCGGGCGATTCTGGACGGACGGAAAAGTTGTACTAGGAGAGTTGTAAAGCCACAGCCTACGGCGCGTTATGGAGCACAGTGCATAAAGCCACCATATCAATCGGGCGATATTCTGTATGTCCGGGAAACATGGAAAAGAGCACTGAATGGTTACTATTATTATGAAGATTGGCAAAGAGATGATATTGCCGATATTACGAAGTGGAAACCATCCATCCACATGCCAAAAGAAGCAGCGCGTATCTGGCTACGTGTAACGGATGTACGAGTGGAGCGGTTGCAGGAGATTACATCGGAGCAGATTGGCAGAGAGGGTGTAGAGGTGGAATATCCTCATGTGCTGAATGGAGAAAAAAGATATGCGTTTTCGACTCTTTGGAATAGTACCGTCAAGAAATCCGACGTAGATCGCTACGGTTGGAATGCTAACCCTTGGGTGTGGGTTATCGAATTTGAGCGGTGCGAGAAAACGGAAGGAGTGTGAGGTATGAGTAAAAGCAGAGCTAGTAAAATGAACGGCTATCGTAGCATGGTAAGCCGTCAGAAAAATGATGTTTTTAAGTTTAAGCCTAAGAAGAAAAAGAAAGGGTGATTGTATGGCTAAAGCAGTTTTAGTTATGGATATGCCGGAATCGTGTTTCGGTTGCAACTTTTGCCATATTAACAGCAATGGCGGAGAAGATCGTTGTCAGGCATTCGAGGTGTCAAGAGTAGTTAATTCTGAAACATACGAGAAGCCGGATTGGTGTCCGCTTCGGGAACTGCCGGATGAAAAATGTGGTGCATGGACAGATGGTATGATTGCAGCATATAACAAATATTTAAGTGAAGTTTTAGAAGGAAAGGAATAACGAATCCTCGGTAAACCGAGGTTATGCAACGGAGATTGGCGATGGTTGTATAGAAAAATATTCATTGTGGCTATAAGGCGCGGAACGGAAACTGACCGCGAGATGTAGAGCAATCTAAAAATTTATCCACGATTACAAAGCGATTTGTAGCGTGGTGTTATGGCAAAAAAGAAACTAAAGGTATGTTGGATAAGCGCAGGAATATCAAGTTTTATGGCAGGATATCTTGCCGGAAATGTAGATGAATGGATCTACATTGACGTTGCAGACCAACATCCGGATAGCATGAGATTCATTAAAGATTGCGAGAAAGCGATCGGAAAGAAAATCACAGTGCTACGATCAACGGAATATCGAAATGTAGAAGATTGCGTAAGGACGTTTGGTGGTTATAAAAATCCGGCTAACGGATTTGCACCATGTACTAATTGGATGAAAAAGCGGATTCGTAAAAAGTGGGAAGCTGAACATGCGGACTGTGAGATCACGTATGTTTGGGGATTTGACTTGAACGAGAAGAACCGAGCTGATCGAATGGTTGAGAGCAATCCGGAGTTTAATCACATTTTTCCGTTGATTGAAAGAAATTTAACGAAAGAGGAAGTGCATGGACTGTTTTTAATGACTTTTACTTTTCCACGTCCTTGGAATTATGAGCATGGGTATTCCAACAATAATTGCATTGGCTGTATAAAAGGTGGCATGGGTTATTGGAACCATATCAGAAAGGATTTTCCGGAAGTCTTTGAAAGTCGGGCGAAGTTGGAAAGAGAAGTCGGACACTCCATGTTGAAAGACAAAAACGGTCCGGTATATCTGGATGAATTAGACCCGAACAGAGGAGATATGAATACAGAGATTATGCCGGATTGTGGAATTATGTGTTATTTAAGTTTAAATTAAAAATTATCAGAAAGGAATAGGTTGTGCGCACATAAAACCGAGGTTTCCTTTTGGTAGATTTTATGAATTTTGAAAATTATTCTTGTGATAATCAAATGAGCATATTTGACTTCACAAGAGAACCAATCAGCATAACAAAGCCCATTCGCTTAATAGAACTTTTCGCCGGCTACGGCAGTCAGGCAATGGCACTAAAGAGAATAGGCGCTAAGTTTGAACATTACAGAGTTGTTGAGTTTGATAAGTACGCTATTGCAAGCTATAACGCAGTACATGGTACGGATTTCCCCACAATGGACATAACAAAGGTTCATGCAGAAGATTTGAATATTTGCAGCACAGAAACCTTTACTTACCTACTTACTTACTCGTTTCCTTGCACAGATTTATCAGTTGCCGGGAAACAAGCTGGAATGTCTAAGGGAAGTGGTACAAGAAGCGGTCTGTTGTGGGAAGTTGAGAGAATACTAACAGAAATTAGAGATAGTAACGGAGAATTACCACAGATTTTGTTCATGGAGAACGTGCCACAAGTACACGGCAAGAAAAACATCAATGATTTTGAGAAGTGGTTGGGTTTCCTGGAAAGTTTAGGGTACACAAATTATTGGCAAGATTTGAATGCTGAAAATTATGGAGTGGCACAGAACAGAAACAGATGCTTTATGTTTTCGTTCCTTGGCAATTACTCATATGATTTTCCGCAGCCTGTACCACTTGAAAAGAAGTTGAAAGACTATCTTGAGGATAATGTAGATGAAAAGTATTACATCAACAATGAAAAGGCTGACAAGCTTATAAAACAGCTTATTGACAACGGCACATTACCACAACACAATCTTGACATACAGACAGACAGACAGACTTGCGTTGACGGAACAATCAATAAACCGCAGCAAAGAGAAGTCGCAAACTGTATCAAGGCAAAATATGACTGCGGAATATCAAACTTGCGGTCAGACGGAAACCTTGTTGTTAAGCAATCAAGCAACTCAGATTGAAAAGCAGATTGATATTGCAACGACTCTTATGGCAAGGGATTATAAAGGTTTTGGAAATCAATCTATGAATGGAGTGATTGAATGGAAGTAATAGGTAGCATATACACCGGAGTGACAGCAGATTTTCAAAGAGGTGTATATCCGATTGCAAGATGCGTAAAGGCTGAAAACCACGATTTAGGAGTAATTATGGCAGATGTAAATGCAATAGGTTCTCTTGAAGCAAAATTTGAGAGTACCAACAGAATTTATGATGTAGGGGGGGGGTAGTCCAACATTGAGTGCAATGCAAGGTGGAAATCAAGAGCCTAAAATACTTGAAGTAAAACAGTTGGGATTTATGGATAATGGCACAGGTAAGCACCAATCAAACACAGTATATGATGAAAATGCACTTTGTCCTAACATCACAACAGTTGAGGGTGGCAGTACACAACAGATTAAAATATGTACCGAAAGTCAGATAGTTGCTATGCGTGGCAGAAATCCCGATAATCCGTCAGATAGAACTGCGGGAAGCCCGACAGGACAGAGATTAGAGGTAAATATGCAAGGTACAAGTAATTGCTTAACGAGTGTGCAGAAAGACAATTTGGTGCTTGAAAACGTAAAAATTAGACAAGCCACAAAGGACGGCTCTATTGAATGCGAAATAGGCGGTTGCTTTGAAGCAAGCTATCCTAACAGCAAAACAAGAAGAGGTAGGGTGCAAGACAAAGGCAATACTTGCCCTACATTAACCGCGCAAAACCAAGAAGTTGTTAGAATTGAAAAGGTCGGTCAAATATCAAGTAATGGATCCCAATGCGGTACAGTTGTTTCTGATAACGGCATATCTGCTAATCTTGTAGCTGGCACACACGGATATGCAAATAGCCATATTGCTACAAAATATCGTATCAGAAAGCTAACACCGAGAGAGTGCGGACGGCTGATGGGTGTATCTGATGAAGATATTGACAAAATGGCAGCAGTGAACAGCAATACGCAACTATATAAGCAGTTCGGCAACTCAATAGTAGTAGATGTTATGTGTGCTATGTTTAAAAACTTAAATATCAACCAATAAAATAAGGAGAAATGGCTTATGAAATTTACAAAATTCATTAAGCCAGAACTTGAACAAATCAAAGAAAATGCCAATTTCACGGAAGAAGAGGAGAGAATTTTCTCTCTTCTCTGCCGTGGTTTTTCACAAAAGCAAATATCCACAAAAGAAAATCTATCACTAAGAACGATAGAGTACAGAGTGAGAGATATAAAAGATAAAATAGAAAGAACGGGGGTATTTGATTGGATGAAAAAGAACTGTTGAAATATGCCGTTGATAGTGGCATACTAGACATAGCACTTGTGCAGAAACAAGTCACTATGCAAAAGAGAGAAAAATTACTCAACAAAAACCCTTATAAAATCTATCAAGGAAAGGATGAGAACTGGTACTCATATCTGCCGGATGAAGTAAAAGGCAGACGTAAAATCAAGGCAAAGCGCAGAGAAGCGGTCGAGCAGAAAATCATTGATTATTGGAAAGAGAGAGAGGATGACCCTACAGTAGAGGAAATCTTCAACCGCTGGATTTCGCAAAAGTTGGAACTTGAAGAAATCAGCAGGGCAACCTACGACAGATACTTAATGGATTTTCAAAGATACTTTGACGGTATCAAGGATAAGAGAATCAAAAGTGTAGACGAATGCGACCTTGAAACGTTCATACGAAATAGCATCCATGACTTCAACATGACTTCCAAGGCATTCTCAAACTTCCGGACGCTAATATATGGAATCTTTAAGTATGCCAAGCGGAAGAAGTATGTTAAGTTTTCCATTACATACACGCTAAAAGATATGGATATATCGCCAAAAGCGTTTAAGCACGTAGTCCGAAAGGCAAAAGACCAAGTATATATGCCGGATGAAAAGGAACGCATGGAGATGTACCTTAGAAATCACTTAGATATCGTAAACCTTGGATTGCTATTTATGTTTAAGACAGGAGTCCGTGTCGGGGAATTGTCGGCATTAAAGCGGAAAGATGTTGAAAACTACACGGTTGCGATCAATTCTACAGAAACACGCTATCGTGATGATGATGGTTTTCACTATGAGGTCAAAGATTTTCCGAAATCAGAAGCCGGATTGCGATTTGCCATATTGCCGGATAAGTACAAATGGATTCTTGATGAAGTACGAAAGAGAAATCCCTTCGGGCAATATCTATTTGAGAGAGACGGAGAACGGTTGAAATCCTACAACTTTCGTGAACGTTTGCGGTATATCTGCGAACATGAATTGAGAATGAAAGTGAAATCTCCGCACAAAATCCGAAAGACATACGGAAGTATCTTGCTTGACGGAAAAGTGAAAGAGTCCACAATCCTTGATACCATGGGGCATACAGACATTAGTTGCACAAAAGATCATTATTATTTTGATCGTACCGGAATTGAGGAAAAGAGACAGGAACTTGACTTAATCGAAGCATTATGAGTCCCTAGTACTCAAAAGTACTCAAAGAAAAATTGAAAGAATGGCTATTTTAAGCCATTTCAAGACAATTACTCTAGGGTTCGATTCCCGTACGGACTGTTTTAAAAGTCGCATAAACACTGTGTTTGCGGCGTCTTAAAAAAATTGGTACTCAAAATGGTACTCAAAAATTGAACACAAAAGAAAGGAGTCTGCGCAAGTGCTTTAGATTCTTTTCTGAAAATGGTAAACTTGGAACGCTGTGGCGTTCTTTTTTTTATGCGGTTTTTCTGCTTATTTTTTGCGGAAGAACCGTATTTTTTTATGCAAAAATATAAGCATAGGAGGGATGCGGAATGTTATTTACAGATGAAATTCTTGAAAAAATCTTAACAAGAGAAGATGTGTCAAAGGTTCCGCTTGTGTATCAGTCAGCAATGATTCACGCAATCAAGGAAGTATTGGAGGAAGAGAATGTATCAGATGCAAAATCAGAATATGGCATTTAACCCAAACCCAAGCTATGCCGCTTATCAGTACAACCCAATGCAGAGGTTTCAACAGCCAGAGCCACAGATTCCGCAGATGCAACCACAGTTTCTTGGAATCCAAGGAAAAGTAGTACAGTCGGAATCAGCGATCATGGCGAATGATGTACCTATGGATGGAAGTGTTGCGTTTTTCCCGATGCAGGACATGAGCGCAATCGTTGCGAAACAATGGGATGCCAATGGAACAATCAGAAAGACCGTTTACAAGCCTTTTAATGAGCAGATGGCAGATTCTTCGAGTGACGATAAAAGAATTGAAATAGGGCTGTCTGACGATGCGACAAAGGCTATTACTGACAAATTGGATTGTTTGTTTGGCAAAATGGAAGAGTTGGAAGATAAGTTATCTTCGCAAGCGCAAAGAAAATCTTCACGAACACAAAAGGAGAGTGAGTCTTAATGAATCCTATGCAGATGTTACAGGGAATGAAAAACCCACAGCAGTTTTTACAACAAATGATGGGGAATAAAAGCGTAATGAACAACCCTATGGCTAGAAATGCTATGCAGATGGCACAAAAGGGAGATTCCAAGGGCATTGAGCAGATGGCTAGGAATTTGTGCAAAGAAAAGGGAATTGACGCAGACAAGGCTTTTGAATCGTTTAAAAGTCAATTAGGAATGTGATACTAATTCTTGCAAGATTATGTATATAAAAATGAATTATGGAGGTAAATTCTATGTTTAACACAGGTAATTGTGCATCCGTTCCGCTTGTTGCGAACATTGACGGAAACGGAAATAACAATGGATGGGGCGCAGAAGGCTCATGGTTATGGTTCATTATCGTTATCTTCGCTATTTTCGGATGGGGTGGATTCGGTAACGGATTCGGAGGAAACGGAATGAATGGTGGTGTCGGAAGCGAAATCCAGCGCGGATTTGACAATCAGGCGGTTGTGTCAAAACTTGACGGCATTACAAACGGACTTTGTGACGGATTCTATGCAGTGCAAACAGGCATGAACGGCATCAACACAAACATTTTGCAGACCGGATTCGGAATTCAGCAGGCTATCAACGCTGATACAGTCGCTAATATGCAGAATACAAACGCATTACAGTCACAGCTTGCAAACTGTTGCTGTGAAACAAGAGAAGCTATCCAAGGCGTAAACTACAACATGGCAACTAACACTTGCGCATTGCAGAACACCATGAACAGCAACACGAGAGACATTATCGACAGTCAGAATGCAGGAACGCGCGCTATTCTTGATTATCTCTGCAATGAGAAAATTTCTTCCTTACAGGCAGAAAATAGCGACCTTCGTAGAGCGGCTTCACAGGATCGTCAGAGTGCATTACTTACAACTCAGATGGCAGCTCAGACACAGCAGATTATCAATGCGGTAAATCCGTCTGCTATCCCGGCATATGTCGTACCTAATCCAAATGCTTATGCATATGGATGCGGATGCAACGCCGGTTGTGGCTGCTAAAACTGAATAATTGAGTATCTTAATTGAGTTTAACTCGATCATGTCTGCTATGCAGTATTACTTATAATCAAAGGGCAGACTGTAATGTTTGCCCTTTTGCACATTGAAAACAGAATATTAAGTTGATGGATTTTTAAAGTCGTGGTACAATTTTCAAAAAAGAAAGGAGTGCCAAAATGGTTATTTTCAGAGAACACAGAGGCGGATTATCTGAATCCCTAGAAACGGCAAGGGAATTTGAAAACTTTGATGATATGAAAAAATACATATATCAAATTCATAAAGACTTTTGCCAAAAGATAGGAGTAGCAAATGCACCATTTGAAATGTCAGACATTGTAATTGACCATACTTCAAAAACAGAAGATACGAGAACGAATTGGCACGATACAATGTATGTTTGTGTTAAACGATACGGAGATGAAGATTATATTGAAAAATACGGAACTCCGCAATGCATAGGAATGTGTGCTACAGACTACAAAAAATAAATAATGGATTTTCAAACCATCAACTAATATTCAGTTGGTGGTTTTTTTATTTTGTGAAAGAGAGGTAAAAATAATGGAAGTAACAGGAATTGCATTACAAACCGTTGCTGTTGGAGAAGATGTTGCATTTACAGAAACAGCAGTAAACGGAACAAAATGTATCGTACACAGACAGGGAAGTGGAATTATCAAGCTAAGAGGTATCACCAATCAGTGCAAAGCTAGATTTTTGGTATCGTATTCCGGAAACATTCAGATTCCGACAGGCGGCACAGTTGGAGAGATTTCGCTTGCAATCGCGGTTGACGGAGAGCCTTTGCAGTCAACAAAGATGATCGTAACGCCAGCCGCAGTTGAGAATTTCTTTAATGTATCGGCGCAGGCATACGTTGATGTGCCTTGCGGTTGTTGCAGTACCGTAGCCGTGCAGAATACGTCCGCACAGGCCATCGAGGTGCAGAACAGTAATTTGATTGCAGTAAGGGAGGCTTGATATTATGCATAAGTTTGCGAAACAGATTATGGATTGCGTGAAAGCCCACGTTGACGGAATTGGAATTGAGAATTTTGAAGGACAAAACCTTGATGATCTCAAGGATTGGACGGAGATTGCAAAGAATATCGTATGCTTTGACAAAGACTATAACATTGTTGAAGCCATGAAAAAGTCTGAAGATGAAGAAATCATGCGTATGGTGGAAGAATTTGGGGATTATCCGGGAAGAAGATATTACAATGAGTACCGGTACTCAAACGGAAGATTTGCACCGAAAGGGCGTGGAACACGCAGAGGATATGCAGAACCACCATATTATCATCAGATGCCGGAAGATTACCACGAATGGGAGAGAATGCCGGAATACGACCGAATGAGAGACCTTGACAGAATGAGTATGGGAAAGATGTACTATTCAGAGCCTATGAGCGGAAATAACGGCATGAGTACCGGTACTCACGATACAAGAGAAGGCAGAGCTGGTATGAGTCGGAGAAGCTATATCGAAACGAAAGAACTGCACCACGGAGATTCCGCGGCTGATAAGGACGCAAAGATGAAAGAACTCGAAAAGTACATGAAATCTCTTTCAGAAGATGTGACCGAACTGTTTTCCGGCATGTCCCCAGAAGAGAAACAGTTGACCAAGACAAAGCTGACTACGCTTGTCACAAAAATGTAATAGAGAGGGCATTTTGCCCTCTTTGTTTGCGAGGTGGTAAATTGTTCACGATAAACAATGAAATATGGAATTTGGTCAAAGTATCGCGTTACAGCGATATGCTACAGAGAAGTGACGGAAGCAGAACGGTAGGCATGACCGACAGGGACACGAAAACGATATATCTTGCGGATGATTTACGCGGAAGGTTCCTTGACCGTGTGTTATGCCACGAATTATGCCATGCGTTCTGTCTTTCGTATAATGTATACATGGATATTGATACAGAAGAAATTGTAGCGGACTTCTTGGCTACATACGGAAGAGAAGTATTTGAAATAGCAGACAGACTATTGATTGAAATAATGGAGGTTGCATAATGGATAAAATTTCAGAACTCTTACAGTACGTGCACCGGACGAATCCGGAAATGACTAGGGAAAGGCTGATAGAAGAGTTGAGTAAAAGTGACTATGCGGCGCGGTCTTTGATTTTCACGAAAGAAAATCTTCTCCGCGCGCCAAAAAATATTTCGTAATTTTTTTGTACCCCCCTGGGGTAGCGTTTTGGAGTCAAGATTCCATTTTCACGGATTCTCAAAAACGTGTAACGAACGTGCAATTATCTGCGATATCCCGCAAATAACACAAATACACTATATGTTATGCCATATATAGATAATGCACCGATGATATTTGATAATATCACAGATCACAGGCAAACGCCAGAAGACGCTTGCCCGACTATAGTTACAATCTAGCATAGACCGCATTTTACCACTTGTCAAGATAGTTTTTCCCATAGTACCGGCTGTAAGTGTGTGTTATGCTTTCCAACTTTTGCGTGATCTGCAACCAATCACCGCCACGCTGGGATGTTATTTTGATTTTTGCAGACTCCACCCATTCCACGCCTTCAAACTTTGAGTAGCCGAACGTTTTTCCTGATATTTCCAGATAGCCAAGGGCAGACACCCGGCGCATGATTTCCCTTTTGCCGATATACTCATATTTTCCCATCTTTCCTACCTCCAGACGTTCCGCGCTCACTCATGCATATATTTTTGCATCCGTCGCGCGATAGTTGGTTTACGATCAGCCATGCTTGCAAGTCCCCATACGCCACCCGGCGCACGGCTTGCCCGTTGTGATCGGCTTTAATATCGTAGGTCATACACTTATACCTCCTTATATCGTGTTTATTTGTCAATGTGCGTTATATGCCCGCATCCGGCGGAACGGTGTGCAATCTGTTTTTTGTTGGAGATGCACAAGCTCCAAAGTGCCGCAATAGTGACGGCTTGCGATCTTGCCGCCGCTCTTAATGATAGAACGGTAGAAACGAGCTTTCCCGCGTGTCTTGCGTCTGCATTAAAGCAGATCAACCGCGATTATTTACGGCTGCGGCGCGCCGTGTGACGGCAATATGCCGCCATATAACCCGATGCAGTCCCAATATATGACCATCGGTTAATAAGTCCACGCCGCCGGAATCGAACCGGTACGCAGCGCCACCAGGCACGCGGAAAAGGGCGGAAGAGTACCGCCGGTAGTGATCCGGCGCGCATTCTCTGCGGCGGTTGGTTAATAAATAAATATGGCGGTATAAAATCCGCGGCATTCTGTTACATGATTTTTACATAGCTTTTTAATATCACTTATAGCCGCGTATGTCTCTTTCGGCGGGTACTGTCCTTCATAGTCTGTGATTATACGCAATGCCGGAACGTTTTCACCGGATCCGTTGCGGTTGTAAACCGTGATAAATTCTGCATTATATCCAGATGCAGACAACTTTTTCTGTAATCTTTTCAGCTTTTCCATGACCATAATTCCTCCATATTCTAAAATTTCCCGAGTATTCCGGTTGCGCCCTGTCTCATCAGTGCAGGTGGGGCAGTTCCTGCAGACCGCCAAAAGTGGCGGTTTCGACTATTAAAAGTCTTGCAAATCTTCCAAAATCATTTCTATCGCAAATTCTCTTGAGCATTTTTCCACTCCATCCCATCTGTTTGCTTCAATCATTTTATTAGCTTCTGTTGTCGCTTCGGATTCGCTGTACCCACAGCTCATAAACCATTTAACTATTTTTCCCATGTCCAAAACCTCGCTTTCGTTTTCTGCGGTCTGCCATCATCAGAGCCGGGCAACCATCCCGCGGCTGACGCTCCAAAATCGGAGCGTTTCGGCTATGCTATGCAGATTTCAAATACATCGCCTTGGACGTGTTCAAAATCAACTATTTCAAAAATACCGATTCCGTAAAAGTCGGCTGTGAGTTCCCCAAAGTGGTTATACTCAAATGCGATATTGTTCTTTTTTAGCTCATTGATTGCGTCACTGTTCTTTGTTGTTCTCCATGTAAAACGCATTCCCGTCTTTCTCATATTTAAGCCCTCCCTATAAAATTTCCGAAATCTGTAAAATCTGCGCTTCGCTCAAATGGTCAATAACCACATTTCCGTTTACATCGCTCAATTCATATTCATCTGGAAGAGTGGTGAAACCGTCAAACTGGTTCGAAATATAATAACCTTTGCTTTCTAATAATGTTTCTGCCGCTTTCATATCTTTCATGTTGTAACCTCGCTTTCGTGTTTCATTTGATATACTAATAGTACACGATAATAGATTATAATACAATTGACACAATACACGAAAATAGACGACGCAAAACAGCAGTTTATTGTGCAATATGATACATGAGAATAGACGTTGACATGGTGTGAAAAATCTATTATCATATATAAAAAGAAAAGAGGTGTGACGCATGGCGAATTATGGCACAAACGGATATATTGACTTTTCCAAGCTGTGGAATATCTTAGATAAGAAAGAATATAATAAACAGTGGCTAAAGAATAACGGAATCCATTCTAATACTGTAGCGAAGCTGACCAAAAACGAAAATGTAACTTGTGAAGTTATATGTAATTTATGCAAACTGTTAAATTGCCAGCCGGGCGATATTATGGAATATAAAAATAATTAAAATACATGAAAATAGACTATTGACATATACACGATAATAGACTATAATACAACCATAGCAAAGAGATAGAGCAAAGGCGAAAGCCAGGAAAGGGGAACATGCCATGAAAAGAAACGAGTTCAAGAAGATCATAAAAATCAGAAGCGAATGGCAATTTACAGGAGATAATTATAAGTTGCCAAGCGGTGAGCCGATTTCCGTATATGTTAGAAAATTGGTCGAATCGCAGATGAATGTTGATAGCTTGGCAATATTGAAAAATGGGGATTTGTCTTTTGCGACCGGAGGAAAGTGGAACGACATAACAAAAGCGTTTGAAAGTTATGTACTAATGCCAGCGTTTCAGGAAAATGAGACTTGCGAGTTTGACGAAATGGAAAAACGTATTGACGCATTGGTTTACGAGCTGGTACAGAAGCAATAAGAACGTAATTGAATATTTTCAAACAAAGGGTAGCTTTTCCGGCTGCCTTTTCTTTTTGCCATGTCCAAAATCAGCAACGCGCCCGGGCATATCTTACAAAATCTCCGAAAACCCGTAAATAAACTATAAAACTTTTCTTAATTTTTTATAAACAAGGCTAGTCGTATTGAGTCTTTGATAAGCCACAAAATGATAGAATAGTATCAGTTTTTACAAAAAATCGTCTGACAATCGTCTGACATAAGGCGAGACAATCGTCTGACGTCGCTTTTTCAGAACTATGTTTCTCTTTCTCTCTCTTTTTCTTAATCTTTTAAATTAATAATAATATACTGTATTTAAAGTCTATAGGTTTATAGTAAGTGTATATCCGCATACGCGCGCGGCGTAAGTATATAATACCACCGTAAAAAATAATGCTTGACTTTAAACCTGGAAATAGTGTATACCAAAAGCAGAGAGGAATAAAACGGATTGGAGGTGTGAATATATGCAGGATGTAAAGAGTGTAGAGAATGTAGATCTTACAACCCTTATAGTGGATCTAGGTACAGTACAGATATACACATCAACTGTACAGGATTTAATAGACAACGCTTGTATAGAATTTCACATCGAAGATTTGTTAAAAGCTGGACAGAGACAGTGGAAAGCTGTTATGCAGTATGTTGGTATGCATCTATTCCCGGATACGAAAGTATTAAAGGACAAGAGTTTAAGTCCTCTTAACAATGGGACTATACCGACTAACTGTAATAGGTATGATAGAGAGGTATTATATAAACTCTGTGATTATTATATATACATCTCCAATGTGTACAGCAAGTTGGTGAGTACAGTAGCATTCAGTTATTTTTGTAATATACCAACTACAACGTTTGACCTATGGAAAGACGAGGAATCAAGTTCGGTGGCTTTTAAGATTTGGCAAAAATTGCAGCGATCTCGTAAAGATTGCATCCTCGATCGTGCGTATGACTCCAACAGCCCTGTAGGCACTATGTTCGTGGGCAACAACGAATTCGGCATGAATCAGCCGGGAATTGGAGATAATGCCACCCAAAGAAGGGCAATCACAGCGCAGGAGCTGCCAAGATTGGACGAGAAAAAGAGTCAAGAATTGCACGCAATTGACACACAATTCACAGATGCAGTGGCAAATAATACAGTTTAAATTGTGTGTGTTTATTCTACAATTCACAAATGCAGTAATACCAAGGGTTGTAGCGTTTCAACTATTCGTGAACTATTCGGAAAAGTTAGGTTTTGCGAATAGTTGCAAGGGTATGACATGAATTGTATTAAAACAATTTGATTTTCACACAATGACAACAAAACGAAATGGAAAATATTTTAGATTCCCATGTTTGCAAGAAAAGGATGGGGAGGGGGTCTGACAGAAAGACCACCGGGCGTCTACTAAGTTCCTCAAATTCCTCAAAAAATAAAAAGCCACTTACAACAACACCCATTGACTTTCACCGAAAATAGGCCATAATAAATTTATAACAATTCACTTTCACGTTGCGAATCGCAACTAAATTTCCAAAATTTTTTTAAAAACAAAAAACATAGTAAGAGGTGAAAACGTATGTTGGTACCTGCGATACTATACAGAGACCAGATTGAAAGAGAGTTTCAAAAGCTTTACTACACGAAAGACATGTTGTTTGAAACCGGATGTCTAGGACAATGGACTCCGGAAATATCAGATAATCCAGATGATGGAAGATTCGATTTTGCAATCGTGAGCAACAATAAGTTGATAGGGTATCTTTCATACCAAGTTGATTACTATGTATCCAAGGCTTACAATTTTGGGTTGATGTCTTTTGACCGCGGAAATCCTGTTGTCGGGAAAGACGTGTTTGAGAAGCTAGAAGAGCTTACATCAACTTTACATCGGGTTGAGTGGCGTATGATCGGTGGCAATCCGGCAGAACGCAGTTATGATAAATTCTGCGAGAAACATAGCGGAAATAAACACGTTCTGAAAGACAGCGTTAGAGATGCTACAGGCAATTATCGTGATGATGTTATTTACGAAATTGTGAACTCGGATTGAAAGGCTGCGTCAAAGGTCAAAGTTGTAAATCCAAACGAAGGGCGGAGGGTGATGTGTAATGGCAGAGTGTAAAGAATGTTGTGGCACATGTAAATATGGCTTATGCGTCAAGGCAAACGGTTATGTTCGTTCAAACGAAGAAAGCGAGATTATGTTGCTGATTTTGTAGAATACGACCATTCATGCGATTTTTGGGAACAGAAACAGGAGAAACGGAAATGAATGAAACATTGATGAAAACCGAGTATTCCACGGCTTTTGATAAAAAGCGCAAAGGTTTGATTGAGCAGTCGTATTACAAATACGGACCGGCAAGAATGAACTTTTCCACAGGGAATGTGGATGCAATCGAAAGTTTGAAAATGTGCCTTGCCAAGTTTGAAGAGACCGGGAATCTTGAATATCTGTGTGATGTTGCAAACTATGCTATGTTCCGGTTCATGTTTCCACAGCAGGGCGAGTATTTCGAACATACGGACTCTGATTCATCTGCCGGGATCTTCGGTATGAGTGTAAATGAAATGGAACGATTCAAACAGGAACACAGCTTTGAGGATGGGGGATATTGATATGATTTTAAATATAATCGCTACGGCGATAGATGCCCTTGTAATACTTGGACTTATGGGAGGACAGGTAAAGCAGACAGACAATTCAAACGCAATGGGGTATTTGCTTTCATACGCGATCTTTGCAATGAATATTATGGTCATTTGGAAATGATGGGCTATCGCCAAACGGTAAGGCGCAGGATTTTGGTTCCTGCATTCCGGGTTCAAATCCCGGTAGCCTAATTGGTTGCATGCTGACGTTTCATGTAACCACGTATGTTTTCCATACGTACTTGAACCCTTGGTTGAGTGATTCAAGCATTTGGGTTCCTCCTTTCGCCACTAGGACGATTCATTCTGTTAAGGACGGTGCGAGACCGTCCGGTGGTATTCTATCATGCGTCTATCCCACGGCACATGATCGTGTAACGCATAGCACGTAAAACATATTGCTAACCGTCTCGTGGCGGTTATGATCGGTTAGTCGAGCGGTAAGACACCACCCTTTCACGGTGGTAACACGAGTTCGAATCTCGTACCGATCACTGTATTGGGATTTAATTCAGTGGTAGAAGACACGGCTTATATCCGGGTTGTCGCGGGTTCGATTCCTGCAATCCCAACGATAGGTCTTGCGTATTCTTTAACAGGAGTATGCGAAGTGGATTATAAAAGAAACGCACAACAAACAGGCTGCGAGTAGGAAGTACAACAAAAGCAGTTCAGACAGGACACTCGAAAATATCCCTATGCGTTTGGTAGCCTTTGAACGAGTGCATCTTGTCAATTTGGCAGTGTTCCCATAATGGTATTGGAACGGCTTGCTAAGCCGCCGGGCGTTTTTCGCCTTGTAGGTTCGAATCCTACACACTGCGCTTGCCCGAAATATGGCGTTGATGTGTGGCGGAATGGGTAAACGCTATGAAATGTCTATTGCAAAATGCAATACAGAGAAAGTGTTTCTCAGGGACATTATGAGAAAGTAAATCTTTTCTGCGAGGTTCAAATCCTCGCCACATCAATTCCTTATCTCCACTTAGTCGGGTGCTACTGCAATAGTTCCGGTCGATGGGAGACTTATGGATGGTAGCGGCATAATTGGTAACAGAAAACCCCTCCGTGATTAGAAATTGCAGATTTGAAAGCGGTTGGCATGGTTTGATCTGACAGGGTTCGATTCCCTGTGTCGCTATTCGATGGTTGATATTTACGCAAAATGGGGTGTGAGTATGATAAAAACATTGTGGAATATTTATATCAAACAAAAGACGCGGAATCTCACGAGGATTCCGATTTTTGCTATGATTGAGGTGTAATATGTGTGATTTTTGCGAAAACATAGCAATGGATAATGACGAATATTATGAAAAAGATACGCTGGTGGAGATTTTATTTTCAAAGACGAAAATGGATTTGGCGTGTTAATCGACACAGGAGACAGCGGTTGTCTTGGATATATAAAAAACAATTATTGCCCTATGTGCGGTAGAAAGTTGGTTTAGTAATGGCAGAACCTTTAAGTAAATTAGCAGAAAAATGTAAAAGTTGCCCCAAATCTGAAAAATGTGACCATAAAAGAATGGAGTTATGCGCTTTAGCGGATTTGCCACCATAAAATCTTTCAAGTGCTACACAAGGCATTTTGATAGACAATATGTCACCTATATTGAGGGAAGAAATAAAAAGCCCTTTAAGCCCATTTCGGTACAAAGACGAATTAGAAAAAGCACTAAATGATTTGCATTTTGGAAATATGTTTATGAATGGTGCTTAGAAAGTTGGTGGAAGAATGAAACCATTAGAAGAAATATTTTTTAGAGCTTGCGTGAATGAACAGAAAAGAAAATTGCATTCAAGCAATCGTGAATTAAGTATAAGAACTATTGGAAATATTTTTGAAAGGCTTGGATTTTCGTACAAGCAGTTAATGTATTATGTCAGAAAGGTGGAAGAATGAATGAATGAATTAACACAAAGCAAAGACGGATATATCGTATTTGACGAGAGCGGAACTTGCGCGCTTGCATATGGCGCAGCGGAAAAATGGTTCAAGACCTATGATGAAGCAATCAATTATGCTTTAGAAAAAGTTACTAAAAATTGTGAATTATTTAAAGACCGCATTGATTTTAACTCTGTAATTGTTTATGAGGGTTCAGAAGGATTTATGCATCAGTCGCACAGTATTCCTTGCGGAAAAGTGTTGTTTTGGTGGAAGAATCATAAATAGTTTGGTGGTGGATAAGAATGTGTGAATTTTGTGATAATGAATCGAAACAAATAATTGATGATAGAGAGAAGGATTCTATTTTGTACATTTCCGATTCAGAAAAAGAAATGAGAATTTTTCTTGAATATCTCAAAGAGAAAATGGACAACAACGGAAAAGAATGTTTCTTAGATGGAGAACATGATATTTTAAAAACAGAAAATTACAATGTTGTCTGTAAAAGTATTCATGGTACTCTACTTGGAGTCGGATATGGGTATTGTCTACATTACTGTTTTTCGAGAAATTTTGATAAGAGTAAGTGCAACGATATGGAAAAATGCTCGATGGAAGAAATTATTACGCACACAAGAGAGGGAGCAAGAGAAATATCGGAACTTGATATTTTATGTATGCTAGGGTTGGCTTGAAAGGTGGCGGAATGATGAAGCAGGAAAAAGAAATTTTATGCACATGTATTAATCATGAAAATTGTCCATTAGACCCGGTTAGTTGCGGATGTTCAATAGAAATTACGACTTTTGAAGATGCTTGTAGAGGTGAAAGAACATTCATTCCGGGAATAATCGAATGTGATAAGTGAGGGTGGTTTATATGAAACATCAAAAAGAATGGCGCGCTTGCGACAGGTGCGGTGCTGAAATAAAAGTAAAACCAATAAGTGAATTTGAATTTATGCCGATTGGTGATTATTTTACTTCAAGTCCAATTTTTGAAGATGGCAACGTAAGGGGAGAAATCAAAGAGATTCATTCAAACATATTATTTCCGTTTGGTCGTACGTATGATTTATGCCCTAAGTGCAGGAAAGATTTTGAGGAGTTTATGAGAAATGGAGCATGAAAGAAAATGGTGTACTTGCGATAGATGCGGCGCAGAAATTAAAAAAGGAATACTGTGCGGAAATTCCATTACAAAGAATGGTATTTTAAATGCCACATACGACTTGTGTTATAAATGTATGGAAGATTTTGAGAGGTTTATGAGAAATGATCGTTAATATGGGAACCAAAACCTATGAAATGAGCAGCAAACAGGCAAAGGCTATTCTTGAAACTGCTAAGAAACTTGCGGATTGCAATATATATGGCATCGAAAAAGGCAATATAGTGATTATGCTGAATAAAAAGTATGAGGACGATATGAGCCTTAAAAAAGCCGTAGAGGAGTATAAAAAGAAAGGGTTCAAGGTGCATTGGAAATGAAGAAAATACCAACATTGTTTGAAGTATTGCCTTAAGGAGCGATAATTGATGGAATTTCAATACAGAAAAATGGTACAGGAGATAGCTGACACGGTATTAGACAATGCCACAATCAACAATATTCCGTTTCGTGAATGGATTGATAATGTGAATAATGCTTATGTAAATAAAAAATGCAATCTGACTTCTTGCCGATACAACGCAGATGGCAAGTGTGCCAATGATGAGAAGAGAAAAGAATGTATTGATGTTTGCGAAAAAGTGTTATGCATGAATTGAAAGGAGATTTTATGAAGAAGAAAATTATAGCAATTGCATTAGGATTGACATTGTGCTTGGGAATGACCGGATGTGCATCGTGGGACAGATTTGTGGTAGACATGAAAAGCGATGCAAATGGCGGTATGCAAAGAACCATTACTGTATACACGGCAGATGGTAAAGAACTTGCAACATACAAAGGCAAGATTGACCTTAGCACAAACGATGGTGGATATGTTAAGTTTGACCTCAATGGCAAGAGATATATCTACTACAATTGCTTTGTAGAAAGCATTGCGGATATAAAATAAATAACAATTCAGACCAAGAAAATAGTCTTTAAATAATTTCCGAAACACTAAGAGGTGCGTAAAATATTGGTGTGCTAAGAATAGCTTTTACTACTGACTACGCATATTAGCGGCTAACAAATGGAGTTAGCCGCTAACCTAAAACAGTTATAGGCAGAGGTCAAGGCACTTCTGCTTTTGCGGAGGTGCTTTTTATTTGGCTTCAAAGCAGTTAATCAATGCAGTAAACGGATATGAAAACTACATACAGAGAAAAGGTGTCGATGAACAGGTAATAGATGCCTTTTTGAAAGCGTGCAATGTGGCAATTCGGACGGAAAAAGATATTGACTACGGATTGACCATAACCGAAAGAACAAAGGCTTTAATCAACGAATTTACGCAGAAAAACGCGGGTGGTAGCATATGGGAACTTGAACGATATGCACAGAATCACGACATTAAAGGCGGATACAAACTTGTGGATCAGTTCTATGAAGTCTTGCGATTAGAGAGCTTTTATCGTTTCGAGAGCTTTATTTACTTTATGGAGCGCAAAAGAAATTGGAGTAAACGGTTTTATTATCCACGCCGCAAGACGCTGAATATAGTTGCCCAAGATCTTGAAGATTTGGAAAACAGAAAGATTAAATTTTACGGATTGTCAATGCCATCGCGTGTCGGTAAATCGACTATCTGTATTTTCTTCCTTGCGTGGGTAGCTTTGCGCAGACCAAACAGTCATAGTGCTATGGGTGGTCACTCTGGTATTTTGGCAAAAGGATTTTACAAAGAGCTGATGAACCTTTTTACCACGGAAGAATATACATTTGCGGAACTTTTTGCTTATTGGCATCCGGAATACGCAAACGCATCAATTCCGACAGACAAAAGTGCTGATGAATTTACAATTACACTTGGAGATCCGGACAGATTCGCAACCGTAACGTGCCGTGGTATTGACGGAACATGGACAGGAGCGGTCGATGTTTCGAAAGACGGATATTTATATGTCGATGACTTGGTTCGTGATCGAGAGCATTCATTAAGCCCTACTCGAATGGAAAACACATACCAAGAGTACCTAAACAAGATGGTTGACCGTAAAAATGACGGTGCAAGAGAATTGATGGTTGGTACTCTTTGGAATGTTTTAGATCCATTGGAGCGCATGAGAAAGCAATATGAACATGATCCACAATACCGATTCCGTAAGATTCCGGCACTTAATGAAAATGACGAAAGCAATTTCGCGTATGAAATCAACGGATTTTCCACGGAATACTATCGGGATATGCGAGATAAGCTTGATAATGCCGAATGGATGGCTAAGTTTATGCAGCAACCATATGTCCGTGAGGGATTGCTTTATACGGATTTGAGACTATTTAACGGAATTCTACCGGATGGAGATTTCCGGCGCATCGGAGTTGTGGATGTTGCCTGGGGCGGCGGAGATAGCTTGTCAATGCCGATAGGGGCAGAATATGAAAACGGTGATGTTTATATTTACGATTGGGTATTCAACAAAGGTACGAAAGAGGTAACAATTCCTCTTGTTGTCGGACGAATTATCGGGAATGAGATTCGGCAGACAAGATTTGAGGGGAATACCGGGGGAGATCTGTATTGCCAATATGTAGATGAAAAGTTGCAGGAACAGGACTATAAATGCTCATGCACAAGCAGAAAAGCACCAAACAAGGTTGAAAAGTTGTCGAAGATCATAGCATATTCCGGGGATATTAAGAGAAAATTCATATTCCTTGATACGCACCGACCAACGCAGGAACAAATGAAGAAAGACTCGGATCTTGGAGTAACAAGATATTATAGAAATGACGAATATCAAGCGGCTATGGATGAACTCTCTATGTTTGTAAGTATTGGCGGTAATGAACACGACGATGCCGCAGACGGTTTAACCCAGCTTGAAATGTTTATAGAAAACCCAAACAATACCGCAAAGGTAGAAGCGGCAGTAAACCCATTTAGGAGGTATTAGGATATGACAACAGACAAATATCTTTCACAGATAAGCAGAATTGACCATGCGATTGCAAATAAGCTGGAAGAAATCAAAAGGCTATCCGATATGGCAACATCTATATCCATATCCCCGAAAGAGGTGGATGTGCAATCATCCGGCAATCCCGACAAGATGGGGGGCGCGGTATCGAAAATTGTTGATTTACAGAATGAGATCCAGACGCTTGTAGATGAATTGGCTGATAAAAGACGAATTATCATATCGCAAATCGACAGTATGGATAATACAGATGTATATATCGTGCTTTCATCACATTACGTCAATGGGAAAGATTGGAACTTGATTTCCGTTGAGATGAAATATTCCTACAGGAACATTATGAAACTTAGGAAAAGAGCATTGCAGGAGTTTGAAAGACGTTATGGACAGCTTTACTCTGGAAAGAGTGCATAAAAGTGCACAATAGTTCACACTCTTTCACAACATTTCCTAAAATTTGCATGGTATACTAAAAGAGTAGAAAAGCAAATTCCTACAACCCCCAAAAGCATATAACCCGTAAAAGGCACTGTCAGAAATGGCGGTGCCTTTTTTGTAAGAAAGAGGTTGCTATGAAAAAAGTAACTATATATTGCCCGGATTGTGGAAGAATTGCCGGACATTATGATGGGAGATCTACGATAGATCATCCGTGTAAATGTAAAAAATGCAATCATATTGTGATTTATCGCGCGGCAACAGGCAAAATTGAAACAAAGCCAATACCAAAACGCGCTTGCAGTAGTGGAGTTTTATTTATATGAAGAACACACAGTATTTTCATGACCTTGTAAAAGGCAGATATGGAAGAAAAATTGCATATGCTAACGTAGAACAGATTACGGCAGACAATATCGTAAATGTTATCGGAAACTGCATTGGTGCATTTTATTTCAACAAGACGATCATTCGTTATTTGTGGAACTACTACAAGGGCGATCAACCTGTATTGTACCGAACAAAGGTACAGAATGCGGATATAACCAATAAGGTGCCTGAAAACCATGCCTATGAGATTGTTCAATTCAAGGTTGGTCAGACTTACGGTGAGCCAATTCAGCTTATCAGCAGGAAAGATGATGATCGGATAAACAATGCAGTTGATGAATTTAACGATTATCTAACCGATGCTAATAAGCAGGAAAAGGACATTAAGGCAGGAGAGTGGCAATCAGCAACCGGAACATCATTTAAGGCGGTGCAGATTATAAAAAATGGAGATATGCCATTTAGAATTGTTGCACCGACACCAATGAATACGTTTGTTATCTACAGCCAATCCACAGAAGAACCACTTTTAGCAATCCAAGAGCTTAAGGATGCCGATGGACAGATGTATAAACTCTGCTACACGGACTCTTACGAATGCAAGATTGTGAACGGAGAGGTTCGAGATTGGAAACTGCATGGTTTTGGTGGAATCCCGATTGTTGAGTTTCCGAACAACCATGAGCGCATTTCTGATATTGAGCTTGTGATCGGACTATTGGATGCAATCAATACGATGCAGTCAAACCGAATGGATGGCGTTGAGCAGTTTGTTCAGTTTTGGATAAAGTTTGTAAATTGCGACATTGACCCGGAAACCTTTGAAAAAATGAAGATTTCCCATGCGCTGACGGTAAAATCCAATAATGAGCAGAATAAATCAGATGTTGATATTATGACACAAGAGTTGAATCAAACAGAGTGCCAAGTTGCAAAGGATGATTTGTGGGATAATGCACAGTCCATTCTTGCTATACCAAATAAGAACAACAATAATTCTGGTGGAGATACACAGGGAGCGGTTGAGCTAAGAAACGGATGGGATTTCTCAAAGTCGAGAGCCAAACTGAAAGACCCAATTGTAAAGTCGGCTGAAAAAAGACTTGCGAAAGTTGTTTTGAATGTGATTCGTATACAGGATCACGACTTAGGATTGAGTTTGCGCGACTTTGATGTTCAGATAAATCACAGTCCGCAAGACAATATGTACACCAAGTCACAGACCCTATATCAGCTTTTACAAGCCGGTATTCATCCACTTGTGGCAATTAAATCTGTCGGACTTTGGGGAGATGCAGAAAAGACATTCCTGTTGTCAAAGCCATACTTGGATAATCTGTGGAAAACGATTGACGATGTAGAAGCACAGGAACAGAAAGCACAAGAATTGATAAATAAAATGAATACAGATGGCACACAGAGCCAGACAAACAAAGATAAGACAGTCACCGAGTAATCGGCGGCTGTTTTTATTTTATAAAAATTCGCAAAGTTGTGAGCGTAAAAATCAACAATGTCGTTCGGTGTCGTTGCACCGTATAAAAATTCGTATGACATATCGGAGGTAATGAATGAAGAGAGAAGATCTGATTGCTATGGGATTAAGCGAGGAAAACGCGGACAAGATCATGGCAGATTACGGAAGTTCCGTACAGAGAGCCAAAGCAAAGGCTGACGAGTACAAGACAAAGGCTGACAAAGCTGAAGAGTTGCAGAAGCAGCTCGATGATATCGAACAGGGAAAGCTTACGGAAGTCGAGCAGGCAAATAAGAACCTCGAAAAAGCCAATGCAAGAATCGCGGAACTTGAAAAAGCGCAGGCAATAGCTACGCAGAGAGCCAATGCTGCATCTAAATTTAATGTTACTGCAGAGCAGGCAGCACAAATCGTAAAAGATGATGGCAGCTTTGATTATGACGTTCTTGGAAAGATTATCTCTGAAAAAGAGACCGCTGCAGCGCAAGCCAAGGAACAGGAAATTGCTAAAGGCAGTACAAATCCGGGCGGTGGAACGGCTGGCGGTAATAAAGACAACGAAAAGACAGAAGCGGAAAAAGCCGCAGAGTCGATCGGAAAGACTTTAGCCGGAACGAATCAGGCGGCTAAGTCGGTAGTAGACAGTTATTTATCGTAAGGAGGTTTTAAAGATGAAGTTTACTGAAAAAAGTGTAACAACTCAGCTTGAAATTCTGAAAAGAAAATTAGGCGGCGAGCTGTTCGAGGAAATCAAACTTGATGATACCGCATTCACAGAAGGCGTGTGCAAGGCAGGAAGTCCAATCGCCGTAGATGGAAAGGTTGATAAGGAGACAAAGCCAATCGGAATTTTACTTACAGATGTTTATAAGGACGAGAACCCTAACGGAACAATCCTTAGAGCGTTTGGAGTTGTAAATTCTGCAAACATTCAGACAAACACAGGAGAAGCTGTTGCAGAGGCAGTTAAGACAGCCCTTCCGTTAATCGTATTTGAATAGGAGGTAATACAGAATGAACATTAGAGATGTGTATAGTGCAAAAGCAATCGCGCTTGTAAACACAGAGGTAGCAAGTAATAAAATTGCGTATCTTGGCTCGGGATTATTCCCAGCTAAGAAGAAAATGGGACTTGATCTGAAATGGATTAAGACTTCCAAAGGACTTCCGGTTTCTCTTGCACCATCAAATTTTGATGCAGTGTCAACGTTAAGAAGCCGTGAGGGATTCAAACTGACAGAAACAGAGATGGCTTTCTTCCGTGAATCTATGCTCATTAAGGAAGCTGACGAACAGGAAATCATGCGTGTACAGGATAGCGCGGACCCGTATGCAAGCGAGGTATTAAGCAGAATTTTTGATGATGCGAACACTCTGATTGATGGAGCAAACGTAGTGCCGGAGCGTATGATTATGCAGTTGCTTGCACCGGCTGATGGATCTCCAAAGATTTCCATTCAGGCAAACGGCGTAACCTACGCTTATAACTACGATCCGAGCAACACATACAAGACACACAACTTTGCAAACCTTGAGACCGCAACAGATAAGTGGGATGACCACGAAAATTCTGATCCGCTTGACGATGTTTCTGTTGCTCTTGATGCAGTCGAAGCAGAGACAGGAGAGAGACCTTCTATCATGATTGTTTCTCGTAAGACTATGGATCATCTTAAGCAGAATAAGAAGATTCGTTCCGCCATTCTTGCGCAGAATGCCACGGCAAACATCTTTATGAACGACAACCGTGTTAAAGAGGTATTCTCCAACGAACTAGGAATCAGCATTATTGTTTACTCTAAGCAGTACAAGAATGAAGCTGGTACGGCATCTAAGTTTTACCCAGACGGATTTGCAACGCTTATCCCAAGCGGAGCACTTGGAAATACTTGGTACGGTACAACACCGGAAGAGCGTACACTTATCGGAAAGCCTACAGCAGATGTTTCTATCGTAAACATAGGTGTTACTGTTGCAATTTCCGTATCGGAAGATCCTGTACAGACTAAGACAACGGTATCTGAAATCGTACTTCCGTCTTATGAGAGAATGGATAGCACCTATGTAATTAAGTGCTATTAGGGGGTGATCCTTTGGTTTACGAGTGCAAAACAAAATATAAGGGCAAATGGTATATGCCAGGAGAGGAAGTGCCGGAGGAAAAATCTCCGGTATCTTCCGTTGGGTATACAAAGACCGAAATCAACAGAATGAGTACCGCAGACTTGCAAAAACTTGCCGCGGAGCAGGGAATTGAAAACGCACAAACAACAAGCGGTGCGGAACTGAAAGAAATTCTGATTGCAAAATTTAATCTGTAGGAGATCGCTTATGTCATACACACTTGTCGAACAAGTAAAAATTCGTTTACAACAATTTCATATAGAAGAGGTAGAGGACGAAGCGACCGGAGAAAAGTCCGATAAAGTTGTGTTTGATAAAAAAGAATGTAACCCTTTGATTGAACAGCTTTTAGAGCAGGCAAGAAAAGAGATTATCAGCAGACGGAACTATCCGGACACATACACGCAAGACCAGATTGACAGTGATGTTAAGAACTATGAAAACATTATGGTCAATTTGGCAGTGTACGACCGGTCGCAGGCAGGAGAAGCATACATGGCAAGTTTCTCCGAAAACGGTGTGAGCCGGACATGGAAAGACCGTGAAAGCCTTTTTGCTGGTGTATTTCCGTTTGTTAAAGCTATGTAAATATCGCCTATAGGGCATTAAAGAAGATTGAGCGTGACCATTATGGTTGCAGGCGGCGCACATTAAGCGGTGGTGGGCAGTGCGTCAAAAGGAGATTCAAATGAAAAGTATTTTGATTCAAACTTATCTTGTGGCACTTCCGATAGTGCTTGGGTATATAGTTTGGCTTCTTAAACAGCAAAAGAAAAGCAGGGATGCAAACAGTAAAGGAACAATGCTTCTTTTGCGCGTCCAGCTTATTGAATACCATGCAAAGTACACCAGAATCGGAGAAATACCGTCATATGCCTATCAGAACTTTTGCGAGATGTATGATGCGTACCATGCGTTAGGTGGAAACGGAATGGTTACGAAAATGAAACATGAGATTGAAGAGATTCATATAGGGAAAGGAGATAAAAGCCATGAGGAATTGGAAGGATTGGACTAAGAAAGCCGGAATCCGAGCAATCAAGACTGTTGCGCAGGCGGCGGTTGCTGGAATTGGAACGGCGGCATTTATGGGTGCGGTGGATTGGAAATATGTTCTTTCTGCATCAGTACTTGCCGGGGTGTTATCGCTTCTGACAAGTGTTGCCGGAATCCCGGAGGAAAACACCAATGCTTGACATTAACAAACAAAGAATGAAGTATTCGCAATCCGGTCAGAGGGTATTCATCCCACAAACTGACGAAAATGGAGATATTGTCTATGAAGGGTACAAGGATTCCGATGGGAACTTTGTACCTTATTTAGATTCCGAAGGCAACAAGATTCCAAAAGGCGAGGAAGTTGAAGGGTTTTCAGAACCTACGACATTCAAAGCCAATATCAGCAATAAGTTGTCAGAAGCCCTTGTGAAAGAATTCGGAATTGATGATAGTACATCATACTGTCAGCTTGTCACGGATAAAGGATATTTGCCACTGAAAGCCGGTGATGTGGTGTGGAAACGTTCGGAAGTCAAACGCACTGATGATGGACTTGTGGATTCAGAAACCGCAGATTACATCGTAAAAGGCGTTGCTGATGAAGGACTGACAACGGATTTGTTTCTTCTTCGGAAGAATATTAAGTAGGTGATTGCATGAAAAAGAAACCTATTTCAATGACACTATCCACTAAGTCCATACAAGCCGCCATAAAGGAATTAGAAAAGTACCGCGATAGTTTACAGGCTAAATGCGATTTACTTGTTTCTAGGCTTGCACAGATAGGTCAGACGGTGGCAATACAACACATATCGGAATCCCCAATCGGGAACACGATAACGGTAAGGGTAGATAAAGCACCACAGTTAATGACATCGAACGCGATTCTGATTGCAACCGGAAAAACGGTAACGTCAGAAGATAGAGAACCGTTCTATACTTTGTTGGCGGTAGAGTTTGGAGCCGGTATTTTTTACAACTCCAAAGAGAACCCCAAAGCACCGGAACTTGGATTCGGTGTCGGCACATATCCGGGGCAAATACACGCTTTTGAAGATGGTTGGTACTATTGGGACGATAAGACCGAAACATGGCGTTATACCCACGGTATCAAAGCCACAATGCCAATGTATAATGCGGAACAACAGATTATTCAACAGTATGTAAAGATTGCGAGGGAGGTATTCGGTGGAAAATGAGTTAAATAGTTGGGCACTTGATTTTGAAGATACCGTTTACCGATTGCTGAAAGTTTACATGGAAAGCAAAGAAATCGGAATCAAGGTAACGCAGGACGAGGAATCGAACGGAACACCTGTTTTTCCAATACTTCTTATACAACAGATTGGATTTACAGAAGCCGGGAGAGATACAGAGTCTTATTTTATTAACGCAATTCGCCCAACATTTCAAATTACAATAACAAATAAAGGAAGAAGGGAAAAGATTAAGGACATTGCAGAGTATGCAGTGTCCTTTTTTAAATCAAAAAATTTTGATGTTTCAAATGCTGTGTTCACGATTTCCAAGCAAGTGCGCACGGCAACTTTTCGCGTATCGCGAATTATTGGAGCGTATGAAAATTTAGCATAGCCGCGAGGCAGAAAGGAAGCAGAAAATCATGGCATCAACAAGTTATAAGTCGCGTGTGATTATTAAAGAGCACACAGCGGAACAAGCCGACTTTGCAGGGACTTACAACCTTTTACTTGCTGCAAAGTCTATTCCATCTCCGGCATCACCGCCAAACACGGTTGAGTCAACCACGATGGAAGACCCACAGCAGACATTTGAGAAAGGTATTAAGACAGCGGATTCCCGGGAAATCACAGGAAACCTTGCAAAAGAATATCTGGAAAACATCGAAAAGCTGGGAGATAAAAAGGTTGACATTATCCACCTGTACGGTACAGATGGAATCGGTGGCGTGGCAAAATACGCATACACCGGAACTGTTACCGCGACACCGAATGATGTAGGCGGTGTAGATGAAATCCTTGAAATGACCGCAACGGTTATTCCAAGTACAGCATCAGAGCTTGTTACCGACAAGCTGAAAGTCGTTGATAACAACGATGGAACATTCACTGTAACAGTGGTGGGGTAAAAAGCCTATCGGACGAGCAATCGACCGCACCGGTAGGCGAGGATGAACGGTCGATAGCAGAACTTGAAGCAATAAGATAAGCAACAATGGGGCGGTGGCAACACTGCCCCTTGCCAATATAGGGCAGAAAGGTAAGGTAAAACATGAAAGTTAAATTAGGCGGAAAAGAATATACAATTCAGTTTGCAACAAGACCATCATTAAAAGCACATATCTTACAGGATATTATGAAAACACAGGACATGGAAGATATTTCCTCTATGGAAGATATTCTTCTTGAAACACTTCCTAAGACGCTTCTTGTGGGATTGCAGATGCATCACAATGAAGAATTTGGATATGATTACAAAACAAACGAAGGCTACGATGAGCAGCTTGAGAAGGTGTCCGACATTCTCTATGACGCGATTGACACAGACGAGATTAACTGCATGGATTTATTTGCTGATATGCAGGAGGAAATGATGACAAACGGTTTTTTAGCGCAGATGATGGAGTCGTTGGAGAAAGCGCAGGAGCAGGAGCAGGAGAAGAAAAAGACCCCATCCAAAGCGAAAACCAAGAATTAACATGGGAATATTACGTTGCGGAAATCCGTCCGTTTTACCTTGTGGTGACGAAAGGCTACGGATTTTCTGTTGATGATATAGATATGATGAATCCAGAGTTGCTTAAGCCTTATGTGGATGCATATAAGGCAGAATGGAAGCAACGCGATATGGAAATGTATATGTGGTTCGGCAGATATGCAACGTCAGCATTTGTGACCGCAATAGACGCGATATTCGGCAAGGGTAATAGTAAGTATGTGAAAGAAACTTGCTATGATTCCATCGAAAAGCATAATACGGACGATCCCGATGCAGAGATACGAGAAATGCTTAAGGCAGAAGAAGCATGGGCGGCTAAATCAAGAGAATCACATTTACCAAAGCCAAAGATAGTTTAAGAAAAGAGGTATTGCCATGGCAGTAATTATCGGAAGTGCGCGGCATGATGAACACGGCAACTGCTATTCTGGTGGAAAAGCCGGAGACCAGACCGGACAGGAAGTGTCTACGCAAAAGTTTTACAACCATTCTAAGGGATGGAATGTGTTAAGAGCAAAGGATAATAAGGTTGCGGAGAAGTTAGCTGAAGCTATGAAGATTGCGTGTGGCAACAAAAACATCGGCTATGACCAATCGGAACGCTACGGAGTCATTAAACATGGCATTAGCGCAAAGGTTAAGACGGAATGCGATTGTTCTTCTCTTGTACGCGCTTGTATTATCCATGCATTCGGGAAGGATGTAGGAGATTTCAATACTGCAAACGAAAGAATCATTCTTTTGAAATCCGGCTTGTTTACCGATGCTGGTTCTTACCGAATCGGAGAACTGCTTTACAACGGGGACATTCTTGTGACGCGTACAAAAGGTCACACTGCAATCGTTGTAAGTGGAGCAAAGAAAAATGCAAGCAAGTATTATTCGATGTATACCGGAAAATCTGGATCAATCGTTGAAGCATTAAAAGCGGTTGGGGAAGATGATGTGTCAAAAGAACATCGCGCGGAAATCGCAAAAAAGAACGGATTTTCCAATTTTAAGTTTACATCAGAGGAAAATTCAAAAATGATTTCTCTTCTGAAAAAGGGAAAACTGAAAAAGTAATTCAAGGGCGGTAGGGGTCAAATCCTACCGTCTTTTTCTAAAACTAAATAAAGGAGGTGTAACTGTTGGAATTAGAAACCTTAGAAATAAAAATCCAAGCACAGGCACAACAGGCAAGCGGTCAAATAGATGCGCTTGTGACAAGACTAGGACGCTTATCTTCCGCGCTTTCTGGACTTAGTACCGGAAATCTGAATAGTCTTTCCACAGGGGTAAACCGACTTGCAGGGGCAATGACGGCAATGCGTGGAATTGATACACGGACTTTTTCTGCGGTTGCAAGAAATGTAAGCAAATTAGGCTCTATCAACAGCAAACAGATTAATGCTGCGGCTGGTTCTATGCGTCAGATTTCCAATGCAGTAAAAGGGATTTCTGGAATGTCAGCATCTGTTAAGGGTCTGACCGACCTTGCATCTGCAATCAAACAGCTTGGCTATACAAGCTCAACAAAGGCTATTGAGAATATACCAAAACTTGCGGTTGCAATGCGACAGCTTATGGCAGAATTGTCAAAAGCCCCTAGCGTAAGCCGGAATATTATTGACATGACAAATGCATTGGCAAAATTATCACGTACCGGTGGAGCGGCAGGAACAGCGGTAAAAAGCATCACAAGCTCATTTAGTGGATTTAGTTCCGGTGCTTCTGCAGTTACCAAGAAGTCATTTTCTCTTGCATCTGCAATCGGAAAAGTGTATGCAACGTACTGGGCTTTATTCCGAGGATTTAGGCTACTTGGAGACACCATTGACATATCATCAAGTTTGACAGAGGTTGAGAACGTTGTAAGGCAGACATTCGGGCAGTATGAAAGCCTAATTAACAATTTCGCAAAAACATCCATTGAAAAATTTGGTATGTCCGAATTGTCTGCGAAACAGTTTGCAAGCCGTTTCCAAGCCATGGGAACAGCCCTTGATATTCCGCAAGGGCAGATGGCAAAAATGTCTATCCGGTTGACAGAATTAGCCGGAGATATGGCTTCATTCTATGATGTGAGTCAAGAAGATATTGCCAAGAGTCTGCAATCTGTATTTTCCGGTACTACGGCACCTATGCGGCGTTATGGTATCGACTTGACACAGGCAACATTAAAGGAATGGGCGTTAAAGCAAGGGCTTGATGCGAACATTTCATCAATGACGCAGGCTCAAAAAGCCATGTTGCGTTATCAGTATGTGCTTGCGCATACAACCAATATTACCGGAGACTTTGCCAGAACAGCCGATAAACGAAACTTTTGTTTCATGTGTCGCGCGGCATAGCAATATGTCGATGAAAAATCGGGTAAAATCGGTGAAGGCTAAGTTGACTTAGCACGAACATTTTTGTATAATATGTTTGAGGTGATTTAATGCGAACATATTATATCTACAAAGCAACAAATAAAATAAACGGAAAATCTTATGTCGGTCAAACTTGTGATTTTCATAGCAGAGTGTGGCAACATCAAAGGTGCTACGAAAAAGAAGATTGCGACTTTCATAGAGCAATTAAAGAATTCGGGTTTGACAACTTCTCATGGGAAATCATCGAAACGTGTGAAAGCGAAGATGGAGCCTGTGAGTTGGAAAAGTATTACATTGAAAAATTTAACACCTATCGAGATGGCTATAATATGACCAAAGGTGGGAAAGGCGCGCCGTATCATAACGCCAGGGCAGTTGTTTTGCTGACGCTTGACGGACGGTACATTAAGCGTTATGATAGTGCAATGGATGCAGAAATTGACGGATTTAATAATACGGATGTTCTGCTTAATTGTAAAGGAAAAAGGCGGCAGACAAAGGGCTATATGTTCATGTTTGAGGATGAGTATGAATCAAACGGAGCGAAAACCTATAGAAAGCCGGAACCTAACGGAATGAGAAGCATTATTCAATGTGATATGGAAGGAAATTTTATACAGAAATTTAAAAGTTTGCAGGAGGCGGCTAGGATTACCGGAGCAAATAGAACAACTATTTCCGGTGTGCTTTCAAATACCTATAAGTCGGCAAATGGATATATTTTTGTATACGAAGAAGATTTTCCAATAAAAGATTTGAGCATCTATAAAAAGCGCAAAAAAGGAAGAAAAATTGCGCAAGTGGATGCGAAAACCAGAGAGATTATAAGAGTGTTCGATAGAATATCCGAAGCAGGGGAATCTCTTGGAGTTAATTACAAAGCAATACATAATGTAATTGACCAAGAGGGGCGAACTGCTTATGGTTATAAGTGGATAAGTCAATAAGCTAATACCGAGATAAGGCTATAAAATAAAAGTTATAGCACATTGTAGAGCGTAGGGATTGAACCTATGCTCTTTTCTTATGGAAAGAGTGTAGAATATAATATCCCCAAGAGTATCCGACAGCCACAATGCTGCGGTTGAAAATGTACGCCGAACTTATGGGAAACCATAAGAAGTAGAGGATAAAAAGCCTTTACGATAACATATTGACATGGCATAACCAGATAACCATGCTTAGAGAGAACTTCAAAGCACTTGGAGCGGTTGTTGGTGGTGGTTTAATCAATGCATTCAAGCCATTTATCAAGGTACTTAATTCAGTTCTGCAAAAGGTTATTTCCTTCGCAGAGATGGTAACAAATGCTTTAGGTTCTATCTTCGGATGGAAATATGAAGCAAGCAAAGGAGCAGGAATCAGCGGTCTTGCTGATGATATTGGAAGCGCATCTGATGGCATGGATGATTTGAGTAATGCCGCAGGAAACGCAGGAAAAAACACAGGCGGTATCGCAAAAAATGCCAAGAAAGCAAAAAAGGAAATCCAACAGGCAACTCGTGCATTTGATGAATTAAAGGTTATTTCAAAACAAAGTAAAGATAATACTTCCGGTTCCGGGAATAAAGGTTCTGGTTCTGGATCTGGTTCAGGTGCTGGTGGCGGCACCGGTGCTGATGGTGGATTAGTTCAGACGGACACCATCTTTAAGAAATTCAAAAGCAACATCAAAGACCTTGAAGGACTTGGAAAAGCAATATCCGGTTCCCTTATCAATGCAATGCGAGGTATCAAGTGGGATGAAGTATACGCCAAAGCATCCGGCTTCGGTAGTGGACTTGCAAAATTCCTTAATGGGCTATTTGAGGGTCAGAAAGGTACAACGCTTTTCGGAGAAACCGGAAAACTGATTGCAAATTCATTAAACACGGTGCTTCATGGTTTAGATTCATTCGGCACGACATTTAATTGGAAACAATTTGGAAATTCAATTGCGGATGGAATCAACAAGTTTTTCCAAAACTTTGACTTTGCATTATTGGCTCAAACGCTTAATGCATGGGCACAAGGGGCATTTGATGCGGTCACTACGGCATTAAGTAAAATTTCCTGGAAGGATGTTTGGAACGGAGCAAAGGAGTTTTTAAGCAACTTAGATGTAAAGACAGTCGCAATTATCATCGGTGCACTGACAATCAAAAAAATCCTTGGATTGCATCTTGCAAAAACCGCACTTGATATAATCGGAACTTCCATTTCAAAATCAATAGCTGGTTCACTTGCATCAAGGCTTGGCGTTGAAATTGCGGCAAATGAGGGAATCTCGGCAGTATTGTCTACCGCTTTGTCAAAAAAAAT